CAACTTGGGGGACTCTGGGCTTTCGTGGCTCTCCACGGTGCCTTCGCTCTCATTGGTTTCATGCTTAGACAGTTTGAGATCGCTCGTCTAGTTGGTATCCGTCCCTACAATGCTATTGCGTTCTCTGGTCCTATTGCTGTCTTTGTCAGTGTATTCCTTATGTATCCACTGGGTCAGTCTTCATGGTTCTTTGCACCTAGTTTCGGGGTAGCAGCAATCTTTAGATTCCTACTCTTCCTGCAGGGTTTCCACAACTGGACACTCAATCCCTTCCACATGATGGGCGTGGCAGGTATCCTGGGTGGAGCATTGTTATGTGCAATCCATGGTGCTACTGTAGAAAACACGCTGTTTGAAGATGGTGAGCAAGCGAATACTTTCAAGGCTTTTGAGCCTACGCAAGAGGAGGAGACTTACTCGATGGTTACTGCGAACCGTTTCTGGTCACAGATTTTCGGTATTGCTTTTAGTAACAAGCGTTGGTTGCATTTCTTTATGCTCTTCGTGCCCGTCATGGGTCTCTGGACTTCTTCTATCGGTATTATTGGACTCGCTCTTAATCTTCGTGCTTACGACTTCGTATCTCAGGAGATTCGTGCAGCGGAGGATCCTGAATTCGAGACCTTCTACACCAAGAATATCCTCTTGAATGAAGGACTCCGTGCTTGGATGGCACCTGCTGACCAACCACATGAAAACTTCGTCTTCCCTGAGGAAGTACTACCAAGAGGTAATGCACTGTGATTAAATCACTCTTCAGCATTATGTTTGCCGCTCTGATGTGGGTGCAAGTCCCACAGTGGAGTGATGACTGGTCCAAGTGTGCAGTAGATGTGCCAGACACAGCATGTCATTGGTATATCACAGCACCTGACAGCACCATGGGTGTTGGGTTTAGTTGGGAGAATGCTCCTTGGTTTAGTGCCGAGGGTCTCCGTGATGTTGGTGAGTTACACAACACGGTACAATCGCTTCAGGAAGCATAAATAAAGTATCGTCGCCGCTGATGTGGATGGCAAAATCCATCAAACACATCGCACTAAATAGAGGAGCAGCACCCGCTCCTCTTTTTTAATGTCCGAGCATATTCGTAATCTAGTTGCTCGCTGTTACAATGTCACGGGTCCGATTGGTTTGACCCCCAACGCATTGGATGGTGAGAATCCTGCTAGTGAATTTAATCCCGCAGGTGGATCTACAACTGGTCCAGCACCAACCGCACTGACTCCCTCTGAGGTGATCCAAAATCTGGTGGGCAGATGCTATGGTCCTCCAGTCCTAAACAGTCCTAACCCACTGGACTCGATCAATATTCCTTTCCGTCCTGATCCTCCAGAGCCTGCACCTGTCCCCACACCTAATGAGGTAATTCAGGGACTGGTTGGGAGATGTTATCCTGAGCTTCCACCACTGCTGCCACCTCCACCTGAGGCAGAGGTGCCTGATCTACCTACGATTGTCCCTGTTGATCCTGTTGTTTGTTTCATTACAGAGCAATTAGGTATAGAAATCCCTGGTCTTGAGTGTGGACATGACTTCATCATCAAGATTCCAGATCCTAAGATCCCCACGGGTCCTTGGATATCAACTGGTGGTGATGATTGTAGAGAAGTATCTGAGTTAAGAATCGTTAGTAAAGTAAAAGATATTGGTGGTGGATACTGGAAAGTTATCGGCAGTGATCCTGAAAGAATTTTATATTGTCCTGAGGATGATCCACCAAAGAAAGAGTGGGAGGATTGTGTCCGAAAGACTCTTGAATGTACATTCAAACCATACCTTGGTGGTGGTTGGACACCTGCCAAGGCAGACTGTGAAGGATTCCACCCTCGTGGATGGTCTGCTAACAAGACGGAAGTTTGTATCAAGAATTGCTTCCCTGAGAGAGTCCCTGTCTATGAATCCGAGAGTGGTAATGAATACAACTATCACAATGAGATCTCTGGTCCTTCTGGATACTCTCTGACTGATGGTGATGCTGCATGGTGGTGCCTGAAGGAGAAGGTGCCTGGATCAGCAGGTGGTAGTGGACAAAACGTAGAGCTAATCACTGGTAGCAATTCAGGATTCACAACATCAGAAAAGAATCCACCGATCAAAACTACTAACAATGAAGGTGTAGGTAACGGTAACTGGGTTTATAATGAGGGTGGTGCTGACTTCTGGCCTAAGAAAAACCTAGGTTTAAGTAGTGGTAACAAGGTAAGAGGAGATATTGCACAGCACACTATCAGATATGGTGGTGCTGAGATTAACTTTGAAGTCCGACCTGTATATGATGTCGGCAGTGATGGTAAAGCAGATGATATTGATAGTGAGTGGAGAGTCACATCTTGGACTGGCAAACTGCCTGAGTCTGGTGTAGAGATTCCATTCACATTCATGCCTCAGCAGAATGGTAAGGATGGTCAGAGGGTGATGAATATCACTGCAGTCATCCTTGGATCTGAGACAAGAGATAGAAGTGTGCCTCTGTTTAAGTATAAAGGTAGCAATCCTCATGATTATTTTCTGACTACTAACCCTGGTGCTCCTGATACTCAGGGTCCTGGTGAGAGAGACACCATGAATCAGGCAGGCATGGTCTTCCATAGTATCCTGGGGTATGTCTTCCAAAAGAAACCTGATGGCATTGAATTCATTGCTGATAAGGAAAAACTGTGGGGACTTCATCGCTTCTACAATCCCTCCACGGGTGACCATAGGTATACAATTGACCCACAGAACAACACCATCCCTCAGAGGGTCTCACGGAGCAGGTTTGCATACCGTATCCCTCAGAAGGTCACTACCGATCTCACCGTCCGCATGGATGTTGAGAAGGGTAAGGCAGGATACGACAATGCATTTGGTTATTACCTAGCAGATAAAGATGGTCCTAAGTGGGGCAAGATCGTTGTGCCTAGTGCTAAGAATGCTGAAGAGGGTGGTGGTAACGAGACCAGCACTATTACAATCAGTCAGTCTGAGTTGCAGCAATATAAGGGTGGCACCATGGGATTCTTCCTGCTGTCTGATGGCGCTGGTCAAAACAGTCTGAGTGTCAACCAGACATTCAACTTCAATTCTCACTCTAGTGGTTACGGTCCTGGTTTCAGGGGCAGTGGTATCAGCACTAAGGAAAATAATTATGCTCTCTTCTCAGATAAGAAATGGAATCCTGAGGATGAGAAGGACTACACCAAGTGGAAGGGTCCCAACAAACAGATGTGGGAAGACCTTATTGATGGTGACGATGACTACGATGACCTGATCCTTTGGCATACTGTAGAGTTTACTGCTTATCCTGGTTACATTTACGAGGGTATCCAGTGCTATGTGTTTGCAGACGACAGACCTGAGCCTGTGATGCTGAAGATTGATCTGTCTAACCCATGTGATCCTCAGTCATTTAAGAAAAACTTTAAGGATGTTGTGCTACAACGTCAGGAGTGTGGTAACGATTCACCTATTACATTTGGTGAGTTTGATGAAAACCATGAGTGTGGTAAGTGTGAAGGAGACTATACAATCTCACAAGGACGTGACCAAACTATTACTACGATCACAGGTGGTAACTTTAAGTTGAAGTCCTTCGGTGGTATCACTGGTGGTAGCACAGGTGACTGCATCAGATTCAAAATGAGGATGAAAAAGAATGGGTCGCAGATATTTAACGACAGGTATGATGCAGGGTCATGGCCGAGTATTGGGCAAGACCTCTATGATGGCGTCATTTCCCTCGCTCCTGGAGACAAACTCAACTTCAAACTGATATCAATTATCACTGGTCCACCTACAGGAACGATCACACCATACTGTGCTCTATGGAATATAGACACAGGTAAGTTTGAGATGCAGTGGGGTCTTCAGTTGACCACAGCATCAGGTGACACACCACTCAGTCCTAGGATGATGGCAAACCCAGAGTTGCTTGTCATTCAACAGGCTGGTGCTATCAGTGGATTTGATATGCAATTCTATCCATCCTATGGATCTTCAATCAATGCCAAGGCAGATGGTAAGGTGAGAGCAGGTAGTTACAGTGGTGATTCTTGGCACCAGAGTGCTAGAGATAATAAGAAGTCTTCTGGTCCTAAGCAGGCATCTACTAAGGTATATAATAACTATGCATTGACATCGATGCATGGTCTACTGCAGAGCAACCCTGGAATTCTGGGTGGCAACGATAGAAATATCTACAATCCTCTGCTGCCTGCTATTAATAGTGGATACATTGACACAGGTTATCCTGAGGAAGATGCAGCCAACTATGAAAGAGGAGGACAGCAGGGGTATCGCATCCAGGTGTTGGGTGGTGACTATGGTGACCTTGTGAGAAGGCATCTGATCACACGTTTCGATCAGGTTGATGGCACAATCCCTCAACGTAGCACCTTCCTCAACAAGTCTCCTGTCTGTTTTGCTAGGGCAGAGAAACCATGGTATGAAGTTGCTAACCTTAGATCAGCAGCATCATCAGTATTCGATGGTGGCACAAACTTCTTTAGTGCAAATACTTTCATGCAGGACTACTACCTAGATGGTAATGAGTTTGAGAATGATGCTGTTGAGAATGTGAACGTAGCATCTCAACTGTATGCAAAGGTTAGGATTGCATTCACCTTCTACTCCAGCAAGGGAATCCCTAACGAGTCTGGTAGGGCGCAAGGCGGTGCTGATAACCCTGAGAGGTGGTTGTGTGCCATCTCTCTCGTAGAGGTGCTGCAGGCGGGTATAGGATACTCTGAGGGGCAGGAGTATGATCTTGCATGGCCACCTAGGAGATACAACGTTGGATCTAGTGGCACCCTAGGCGCATACTTCACACCAGATGGACAAGGTATCGAGGTAACTGGTAGTGGCACTGGCACCATCACTCTGGACTTTGACTGGGATGACAATGTTTATACTTCAGGTCAGGCAATTGGATCAATGACTATTGAAGGTCAAACATTTGATCAAGGTAACAACAACAGTGGCAGTCAATCCAGATCTTTCGCTGTTACAGGTGGCAACAAATACACTTGGTCTATCAGTGGTCAGAGTGAGACTGCTGGTTTCCGAATCAGAGACAATGGTCAGACCATTCAATGGGATGACAATGCAGCGAATGGATTTGACAAAAATGCAGAGATGGTAATTGCAGACCTAACTACTAGCGGTGGTGGTGGACAATCTGATGATGCTGCCTATAATGCAATGGAAGATCCAGGTACATCACCTTACTACCCAGATATGAAGGGTAACTTCAAACTACCTCGTAAACTTGCTGCCTTCTATGAGAAGGAGAATCAAAAGAGGACAGCGAAGGAAGCATTCTATCAAGAATCACACAACAAAAACTCACCTGTGTGGTATACTAGCTCTGATAGAGACAAACATCGAGTTAAATTCAAACTAATCATCACACAAACGACGTAATTATGGCAGGATTTGGTAACACTGGACACGCAGAGAGGTCCATGGAGAAAACCTCCCGTGAGTTGAAAGCACTCAGGAAGATCATCGAGAAATATAAAGACGATCCCAAGGGTCGTAAGAAGATGATGAAGAAAATGCAGAAGTATTGGAGGTCTAACCTTGCAGAGGTGCAGGGTATGGATCACAAACCTGGCAAGACTCAAGCATTTGGTGGTGGATTTGTGCCTGTTGGTATGCTAGAAGACCTGGAGGCAGTCCAGAGGTCACTCTCCCCTGCAGAGGACACCCAAGAAGATGTTACTCAACCTGAAGAGAATCTAACGACTGGACAAATGTCAGAGATTCGTGATATAATTAGTAAGTCCAAGGAAGTTACAGACCATGATCAATCTGCACCAGAAGTATAACCACTATCTTAATACCGATAAACTTCTGGATTCAGATGACGTGCATGAGCGCATAATCACCTATGGATGGACAGATGATGGAGTGTCCCTCACTGGATACTATATCTTGACAGAATGCCACGCCCTATACTATGATCTGTCCGAGCAGTTGATCAAGAAGGTTAACCGTTGTCCAACTGGCACAAGGGATTGACATTTCAAGATTAATCTGTTATAAATAACCATTCGTGACTCACCATGGTTACGAATTGTTACAGTCTACACACGGGGAGAGTCGAATCCCCTATCATCTGTGGGTAATCACTCCACAAGAAAAACACTAAGAGGTAAATACCAAATGATCAAAACTGCAATCGCAACTCTCGCCGCCGCTGCTGCAATCGTGGCTCCGTCTGCTGCCCTGGCAGGTCCCTACGTCAACGTGGAAACCAACGCTGGTTGGTCAGGCGCGGATTACACTGGGGCAAATACAGATTTTCACGTAGGTTACGAAGGTGCCCTGGGCGAATCTGCTTCATACTATGTCCAAGGGGGCGCTACCCTGGTCAGTCCTGACGGTGGCGAAAGCGACACCGTGCCTTCTGGTAAGGCAGGTCTGGGTGTTGGCGTGACCGATGCACTGGGTGCATATGGTGAGGTCTCCTTCGTGGGATCTGGCGACGACGACATCGATCGTGGCTATGGTGCTAAAGTGGGTTTGAAGTATTCCTTCTGATATATAATCTAGACGGAATCTGATGCTCTGTTGAGGGTCCTTCGGGACCCTTTTTTATTCTTCAACATATATTACGATGGCAAAACCTGGCAACACAGCAATTTACACACGACCTGGGTGTCCTTTCTGCACTAAGATTAAAGAAGTGTATCGAATGAAAGGTTACCCCTTTTCAGAATTCACTTTGAATGTTAACTTTACAAGAGACCAATTCTATAAAGAGTTTGGTAATGGTGCTACCTTCCCCCAAGTCCTAATCAATGGACGCCAGATGGGTGGATGCACTGAAACTGTTAAGTATCTGAGAGAAAACAACCTACTGTGAAGACAAGAGACACAACTGAAGTCTATCAACTGGTCGAGCGAGCACTCGATGAGGCAATGCTCAACCAGAAATTTTTATTCAAGATGTACAACTATCTCAAGGCAGCAAAGTGGACACGACGTGAGACAAATGATTTCATTGAGTCATCCACTGCAGCACAACTGAGTAACACCGTGGAGGAGTTGAATGGTTACATCAAAGGAGGGGACAAAGTGCTACGCGAAGCGTATGGTCACATCCCCAAACCCAAAGCAAGAAAGATCAGAGACTACCTTTACGGTATCCTGGAAGACTCTTGGAGGTATCATGCCGAGAGGAAACCTGGAAGGCGCAAGAAGGTTGCTAAATAATTTTAACAAGACTTAAGGAGGCATCATGGCTGATCTTACATTTCTGTACATTGCCTTCTTTCTGACCCTAGGATCATTTCTTCTAGGGTTTATCGCATCTTGGAATCTGAAGCATGTGTTTGATCTGTGGTTAGATAGAGCAGAGTATGCTGCTGTTGTTATGCACCCTGAAATGCAGGGTGAAGATGGCATGGCAGACCCAGCTGAGCTCCTCTACTTGCGGATTGCAGATGAAGATGATATGATTGATGACGAAGAGTGAATGTAAACTTACTATCTAAACCATGAAACTGATGATTTCTGAAGTGCTTCAGAAAGCACATAATGCTAAGACGAAAGCAGCAAAGATTAAAATCTTGCAAGACAACAACACCCAGACACTGAGGTCTATCTTTATCATCAACTTTGATGAGAGCATCGAGCCTCGTGTCCCTATGGGTGAAGATGTCCCCTACCGTCCTAACGAAGCACCTGTTGGCACTGAGCACACGCTGCTGGAGAAGGAGGGTAAGAAACTCTATCGATTCTTTAAGGGTGGTGACGACACACTGCCTGGGATGAAGATTGAGAATATGTTTATTCAGATGCTTGAAGGACTACATGCAACGGAAGCAGAGATCCTTATCAAAGCAGTGAATAAGACACTCCATAAGAAGTATCGCATCACACTCGCAGTAGTAAAAGAAGCTTTCCCTTCCATCGAATGGGGAGGCAGAGCACGATGAGCAGTAAGATCAAAACCTTACACTCAGATTGTGATCCCACGCTAGCAGAAGACAGGTCCTTGCCTACTTCTGCATTCATTGTCTGCTATTTGCTTGAAGGTAAAGAGCACTACGACATCGTTACCAGCGCAAAAAATGTTGATATCTTTGACCATTACTGGGACAAGTATAAGCATGATTTGAAATGGTATAAACAAACCGAAGGAAGAATCAGTCCCAAACTATGGCAAGATCCAAACTCACCAAAAGCAAAGGTAACCAAGGGCAAAGGATGACTAAAGGAGATCAAGTTTACTTCGACCCTAGACAGTCTGCTGAGCAGCAGATTGAAGACATGAAGGCAGCAGTGGATGCTGCCCTGAAAAAAGAGGAAGAGGAGCAGGAGAAATTGGACAACATTGAGATGGGTAAATCTATTGTTGCAGGACTCGGCACCCTCTTCATCTCACCACTGGTGCTGATGTTTATCTGGAATATGTTTATGCCAGGACTTTTTGCACTACCTGTGCTAACCTATTGGACAAGCATGGGACTAATCGTTATCTCTCGCCTGCTTATCCCTAAGAATGACTAAAATAACCCCTACGGAGCACTCCTCCAAGGTCTGCATGGTATCTGTGACCCCTGATGCTGAGAAGCACATGGGATATGTTGCTCGCGTGAGCAACCCAAACAACCAGGACAACCCTGAGGTTGCTGGTCTACTGAAGTATTGCATCAAGCATGGGCACTGGAGTGTCTTTGAGCAAGCATTCATGACGCTTGAGATCAACACTACCAGGGGACTGGCAGCTCAGATCCTGAGGCATAGGTCTTTCACCTATCAAGAATTCTCACAACGCTATGCAGATACTAATCTGCTGAGTGACATGATTGAGGTGCCTGATCTGCGACTGCAGGACAGTAAGAATCGTCAGAATAGTATTGACGGTGTGGATGAGAAGCAGAAAGCATTCCTGCAAGGACGCATCCATCAATACTTTGCTGAAGGAATGGATCTTTACAATGAATTGCTGCGTGAAGGTATTGCAAAGGAGTGTGCTCGTTTTGTGCTTCCCCTCGCTGCGCCCACCAGAATTTTCATGACGGGCTCTGTGCGTTCATGGGTCCATTACATCCAACTGAGGTCTGCTAATGGCACACAGCAGGAGCACATGGACATCGCTAAACTATGTCAGAAGCATTTCATCTGTCAGTTTCCTACCATCTCTAAGGCACTTGACTGGTGTCCTGATGAGGACTGTGGGTGTAAGGATAGTGATACTTACTGGCAAGACCTACAACCATGTTTGAGGATTGACTAATGGGTTTCAAACTAATTCGATACATGATTACCTATTCGCTACCCGCTACAGGTAATCGTCGTCACTATAAGATCGTTGAAGCACGGTCACAGTCGGAATCAAAGCAACTCTTTGAGTCAGACATACCTACCGCTAAGTATATTTGTAGCACAGTTATGCCACAGAGCAGGAGTTTGTAATGCCTACATACAATGTAAAGAATCTTAAAACGGGTAAGAAAAAACAATTTAGAATGTCAATGACTGAATACAGTCGCTGGCGTGAAGAGAATCCCGACTGGGACAAAGATTGGCAAGCAGGTGTCGCTGGCACCACTTACGGCGAGCCCAAGCAGTCGGATGGTTTCAAGGAGGTTATGCAGAAGATGCAAGCCGATCATCCCCGAGCAAATCTATCCCGTTACACCTAACCAACACCCTCTATGCCAACATCTGTCAAGTCCAAGACACGTCGTCGCTCCATGAAACTGGAGACACTCACAGCTAAGCAAATGAGAAGAAAGAAACCTATCAATCTTGAGCATCTCAAGCAGATTAATCCACTCACAGACAATCAAGAGACTATCTTCAACTCTTTCGCTGAAGGTAAGAATCTAGTCCTGCATGGTGCCGCTGGCACAGGCAAGACTTTTATTAGTCTTTACTTGGCATTGCGTGAGGTCCTGGACCCAGAGACTCCATACGATAAGGTATACATGGTCCGATCGCTGGTGCCTACGAGAGAGATTGGTTTCTTGCCAGGTGATCATGAGGACAAAGCAAACCTATACCAGATACCATACAAGAATATGGTGAAGTATATGTTTGAGATGCCAGATGACAATGCGTTTGAAGCATTGTATGCCAACCTCAGAGCACAAGAGTCGGTCTCTTTCTGGTCTACCTCATTCATTCGTGGCGTGACACTTGACAGGTGCATTATAATAGTGGATGAGTTTAGTAATCTCAACTTCCATGAGCTTGATTCCATTATCACTCGTGTTGGTGAGGATGCTAAGATCATCTTCTCTGGTGACTACTCCCAGTCTGATCTACTGAAATCTAATGAGCGCAATGGTGTGCTTGACTTCATGAAGATCCTACAATCTATGCCATCCTTCGACTGTGTTGAGTTTGGTATCGAGGACATCGTAAGGTCTGGGTTAGTGAAAGAGTATCTTGTATCTAAAATTAACATGGGAATGTGAATGTCTTTTAATTATGTGGGTCCTGCTGCTCCCCTCAAAGAGTTGGAGAGTAGGACCCTTCCTCACGGAAGATTCTATAAGACCGATAGTGGTTGGATGCCTAGCGTCACAACTGTTGTCGGTCATAATACTAAGTCAGGTATCCTTGCCTGGGAGAAGCGAGTAGGATACACTGAGGCAGAGCGTGTCCGCCGTGCTGCATCGTGGCGTGGCACCCAATACCATACCATCGTGGAGCACTATCTAAACAATGACTTGGAGAAAATTAAAGAAAGCAAAGGTCTTCCCAAGTACCTTTTCGGGTTTGCTCGTAAGGATCTTGATCGTATTTCTAACATTCATTGTATTGAAGCCCCTCTTCATTCTCTTAAGTTGGGTCTTGCTGGTAGGGTTGATTGTATTGCTGAGTTTGATAACTCTCTAGCAATCATTGACTTCAAGACTACAACTAGGATCAAGAAGGAGGAGTATCTCAGGTCATACTTTGTGCAGGAAGCAGCATATGCTTACATGTATTATGAGATGACTGGTGTTGAGGTAGACAAACTTGTTACATTATCTGTTGCAGAAGACGGACAGATGCAAATTGTAGAGAAGTATGATAAGATACCTTATATGGATACCCTTATCAAATGGATCGAGGAGTATCGTTACTATGTCGAGGGACTTAAATGAAAGAGATTGAAGAAAAATTCATGACTCAAGGTAAGTTTACCTCTCTCGTAGAAATGCGAGTCAAAGAGTCCCAAGGACTGATCAACTACATAGAAGCAGTCGCATCTGTTTGCGAGGAGTTTGAGATTGAAGTTGAAACTGTAAGTAAACTCATCTCCAAACCACTCAAGGACAAAATTAAATGGGACGCACAGCAATTAAACTACATTAAACGGACGAGCAGAGGTATCCTGCCACTATGACTGACAACGATTTTTTCAAGAGCGACGTAGTAAAAGACGAAGTAGAAGAGATTCAGGAGTGTTATACAGAACTCCTGAAGATGTCTGCTGGTCTTAAAGAGTTTGATCCAGCACAACGATTGGAGCATGTGGAGAAGACCCTAGAGTTAATTGCCAAGCAGAAAGTATTCTACTCACGCTTGGCATTAGCATCTCATGGGTTAGATCCTACTGATGATGAGGATAATGAAGCAAAGTTTGTCAAGGATCGCATTGATCTCTTGTCACAGGAGTATTCTGGTGGATTGAATCTCATGATGATCCTACAGACTATGGAAGATAAACTACAGGCGTGGCGTAAGGAGTTGCGTGATGCCAAATCCTAACCAACTGTATGAGGACATGCAGAAACTCGATGACCTATACGAGGAGCTGCTATGGGACCCTGATGACGAGTTACAATTCACCCACGATGGTGAGAAGGTCCTGATCATAAACCGCACACAGGCGGTTGACAAACGCTAAATACTATGCCACTATAATACGGTGGCAAATACAAAACACACAACCACAACGGAGAAACACATGTCTTTTGCAAGTCTCAAGAAGAAGTCAGGCACGTTTGACAAGCTGACTCAACAGATTGAGAAGATGTCCAAACCCCAAGGCGCTGGTCCTGATGAGCGACTCTGGAAACCTGGGGTGGACAAGAGCGGTAACGGTTATGCCGTGATCCGTTTCCTCCCTGAGCCTGATGGTGAAGACCTTCCTTGGGCACAGGTGTGGAGCCACGCTTTCCAAGGTCCTGGCGGATGGTATATTGAAAACTCTCTCACCACATTGGGTCAGAAAGATCCTGTTGGTGAATTGAATCGCACACTCTGGAATAGCGGTCTTGACTCTGATAAAGAGATTGCTCGTAAGCAGAAGCGTAAGCTCTCTTACTACAGCAACATCTATGTCGTGAAGGATCAACTGAATCCTCAGAATGAGGGTAAAGTATTCCTGTATAAGTATGGCAAGAAGATCCACGACAAAGTGGTGTCCTCTATGCAACCTCAGTTTGAGGATGAAGAGCCTATCAATCCTTTTGATCTTTGGCAAGGTGCTGACTTCCGTATCAAGATCCAGACCATTGGTGGTTACTGGAATTATGATAAGTCTGACTTCGCATCACCTTCTACGCTGGGTGGTTTCGATGATGACAAACTGGAAGCACTGTGGAAGTCTCAGTATTCCCTCAAGGAATTCACTGATCCTACTGCATTCAAATCCTATGAGAAGTTGGAAGAGCGTCTGAATATGGTCCTTAACAAGGGTCGCACTCAGGTCCGCACTCGTGACGAGTCCTTTGAGGATGAGTCTGAGGGTCGTGGAAACTTCAACTCTCCTGACATCATGTCAGTTGCACCACTGTCACAACCTGACACCACACCCAGTGGATTCGGTGCTAAGATTGAAGAGTTAAACAAAGCAGACGATGGTCCTGACCTGGACTACTTCGCTGCACTCGCTAACGACTGATGAAACTACTTGCCCTTCCCCTTCTGCTGCTCTGCGCGGCACCTGCCAACGCTCTAACCTGGAAGGAATTCTGGGAGCCGTTTGAAGGGGATCGGCATTACCATTATCATGAATCACACATCCACAGGGACTATTACAGACCCCGTAGACGCATGTGTGAGGTGCAAGTAACCCGACGTGTTTGGATCCCTGGCTACTGGTTAGGGCGTCATGAATACGTCGAGGGTTACTACGAGAAGCAGACACGTCTAAAGTATAGACCGTGCTGACCCCATATATTATTTGACTTTTGATTTACAGGATCGGCGGAAAAAAATTCGGGGTAATTTTTCGTCTCCAGGGTTTTTCCTAAATATCAGTGATAAAGGGTGTAATTAATGTTATCAACTGCTTATCGCCTACGAATGGAATTTATTTGTAAGCGCATTGCTAACGGCGAAGAAGTCAAACTAGACGACATGATCTGGGCAAACAAACTAGCAAAGGCAAATACCTCTGCTAATGAAATGTTGAAAATAGCACGTCGCCAGATTACATACAATATTGAAGAAGGCAGCACAGACGATTTTCTGAATAGGCTGGGATTAGGTGATCCCGACCCAGCCAATCACAAAACGGGATTTACTGACGCTGACGACATTAAGAGTTGGTTTCATCAAGAAAAACCTGATGATTGGAGACAACGTGACTGATTATGTCTGTGTCCAAACATGGGATCCTATTTTTGAGTGTATGCGCTATCATTGGGTACACAAGTCAGAAGAGGATCCAGTGCAATTCGTGAAAAACCTCAATCCAGAGCAAAAAGTGCTATGAGCAGTAAAATGCTATTTCTGGTTGATACGGGCAACGGCAGGTGTGTCAGTCATGACGGTTATATCCAACTTGGTAGTTTTTCACATAGTGTAGAGAAACACCTTGAATTGTGTCCAGACCAAGAATGGCAGGTAACCTATTGGATGCCTGATCCATTTTATATGAGATATAAGAGAGCAAACTATCAGCACACTATGAAGGCAAACGAAGGATCCCCTAGGACCGATAATGCCGCTGATAGTAGACCAAGAGATTTCCCAGACCAACCAACTGAAAGACTGGAAAGGACATTATGAATGATGCGAATATCACGCCAGAAACTTATCAAAAGATGGAAGATGAGTTTCGTGAAGAGGGACTTGCTTTTTCTATTAGTATTCCTACACAGGAAGCAATTGATGAGTGGTATAACGCTCCTGCACTGCCTTACAACACACCAGAGCCTGTCGATATGGTTGCTGAGATGTGGAAGAAGCATAGAGAGCAACCTGAATCTGGTCCTGAAGCGGATAGAATTGCAGGACTTGCTCTCATCAGAAGAGCAGGTGGTTTACTGAATGCTGAAGTTGAATACCTAGACAACAAAATTGTGATTACTTATGGATGACTTTAACCAACCACAGGAAAGACCAGGGATTGATGACAATTTTAAGAAGTTTGCAGTACAAATACAACTAGATAATATATGCAAAATATTGGATGGTAAAGCAAACCATTACATTTGCACTGATAAAAGGACACAGCATCAAAAGATAGTAATTACCTACGACCACAAGGAGAAGTAACGTGATCCCTCAGACCGCAGTAATCTATTCTAATGGAAGTCAAGAATGTGAGAGAGCAGCACAACTGCTAAAAGCACTAGATGGCGAATATCTCGAATATCGCCTAGATCAGCATTTTGACCAAAGAGCGTTTGAAAACGAATTTGGGTCAAAAGCAGAATACCCACAAATTGCACTTGGAGCACAACATGTGGGTAATTTGAAAGAATTGCTACATGTAGCAAAAGAGAAAGGACTTATTTAATATCCACCACCACCGCTATAGGACGATCCTGAGGATTGTGATGATCCTGATGTCTGACCAGTAGAAGATCCAGCAGATCCATATTGGTTAGTCTCAGTTGTATCCATCTGACCTGCTTGCTCAACAGCAGCAGTGCTAGTGCCTGTAGAGACAGTAACTGCAACGGTGCTACCGTCAGCAAGTATATCACCTTCAGAGATAGTAGGATCAGTAGATCCGAAGTTTCTGGAGGTGAATTCTTGTTGAGATGCAAATTCGATAGATGGTGTCTGACCAACAAGAGTCTGATATGTGGGTCTGACGTTGGTAAATGCCTCTGCAACAATGTTAACAGTCTTCTTAATGCCTGTAGCAGGATCAACTTCATTAGAAGGAAGGTATTCGACGAGAGTCTCAAACTCTTCAACGAATGCGTCGATATATTGAGGTTTCAGGACGTGAATGCCTCTCTTGTAGTCATTCAACTGAGATTCATAGTCATAGTTAGAGATAGGTCTAACTAACTCTTCTCTAGGGATATTCGTGCCATCAGGTCTCCTGTATACGAAGTCCTGAGGGACCTCAAATCCTGCTCTAAGGACTACATCACCTCGTGTGCTTTTAATCTCTTGCGTTTCCCAGTGATGAATACTCTCTACATGGTCTTTACCGTATTTACGGACCATCATTGAGTACATCTCCTCCTCAGTCATAGGCCATTCATCATATACGTTGATGATGTTATTAGTGAGCAGCACGACCCAATCATATTCAACGTTACCATACACCCTATCAGCAATCTGATCGGGTCTTTCGTTGTGTTGAATGATGTATTTTTCAAATCCAAGAATGATATCACTTATATCATCTCGTATCTTAATACGACGGAATAGATTCTTTGCCTGGACGTAAGGATCATTGCTACCTGTGCGATAACTGGATGTCCTTACGAATACATCAGGTAAGTATGAGAAATAATTTGCCATTAGTCGTCCTTGAAGTCTTCGCGAGTGCGGTATTTGGTCTCTTGGAGAGAGATAGTCATGTTATAGACAGCAAAACCAAAGTCTGCATTTGCAATAGCTCCAGGCATTTGGGTGCGAATAGCAGTTGAATCGCCAAAGTCAACACTCATGTCTTGCAAAACCATTTTGTAAGGAAAACGTAGTAGGGCATTCATATACCCACCTTTTCCCTTACCTCCACCTAGTTTCTCATCACTACCAGTTGATTCATACCTAACAATCTCTGCATCAAATTTGTCAGGGATGGTTAACCAGTCGTTTCCTTTCTTTGATGGGTGCATAGACTGTCTAAGACAACTGATGATCTCATAGATCGTCTGCACATCTGCAGCACTCTTAGGCACAAAGGTAAACTTAAAACTATGAGAGATAAATCCAACACCTTTGAAGAGCATCTCTTCATAAGGGTTGAATACTTTACCTTTCGTTAGTTGGGCAAGATCGTTAGAATCAATGTTGAATCCGTAAGGTGACACTTCACCCACCACCGTGTTGATTGCGCTAGCACCAAGCTTAAATCCTAAAGCAGGTTTTGCTGCAGCTGCCGCTGCTGAAACATTATCACCAATACCTTCAAGCGATCCACCGCTCTGCACCACGTCAGCAGCAGCATCAACTACTGCCTTACCAACTGCACCAAGGTTTTTACCTTCATACTTGGCAGAATACCTCTCATTCAAACCAGGGGGAAGATAGAGGTAGAGGGTCTTTTCAATGTTGCCACTACCCTTATTCTGAGCTTTATCACCCCGTGCGTGCTTATAAATATTTAACTTAAGATAGTCTACAACCTCTGTTGGGTAACTTGCTTGTTCCCTTACAGATGCTCTACTACTACCTGATGTGCCCATAGGTTTGACCCTAGGGAAAATTAACAAATTTGACTTCGGCATGAGTTACTCTGGCAAATACAGACCATCAAATAGACATAAGTATAAGGGTGATCCCACTAATATTATTTATAGGAGTTTGTGGGAAAGAAAGTTTATGGTCTGGTGTGATAAGAATGTAAATGTATTGGAGTGGGGAAGTGAAGAGATCGTTATTCCATACATCAGTCCTGTTGATGGTCGGATTCACCGCTATTTTCCCGACTTCTACGTCAGAGCACGAACTAGAAACGGAGGGACTCAGAAATTCATTATCGAAGTTAAACCGAAGGTCCAGTGTGCGCCCCCGAAGAGACCGAAGAGGCAGACTAAACGATATATAACTGAAGTGAAAACTTACGGTGTCAACCAAGCAAAATGGAAGGCAGCAAGAGAATACTGTAAGGATCGTCGTATGGAATTCCTAATTCTCACAGAAAAAGAGTTAAACGTATGAGCATCTTCACTGATGTTAAAGATCTTGCAGAAGGCAAGAAGCAATCTAAAGAGTGGTATCGCTCTCAACTGCAATATGGTATGGATCCCTATGAGGGCAACTTTGCAGTTGGTGACATCATCTTCTTTGCATACTCTGCATCAACTGAAAAACTGTCATTTTATGACAGATTCCCCATGGTGCAAATATCCGATCTGGATAAACGTAACATGCAATTCTCAGGTGGTAACTTACATTATCTACAACCAACAGCACGAAAGACAATCGCTGCACAGTGGTCTATGGGCAGTCCCGCATTTCCTGCCCGTTGCTATCATAAATACTTTATGTCAAATGCTACCAACATTTACACTGTTAAACCGATTGATCTGCAGGATATGACTCCATTGCCTATCGAGCAATTCTTATTTAATGCAGCAGGTCGCTGGATCGAAGTCCCTAGCAGTCACATCTGGAGTCGAGTTTAATGAGTTACAGAAATCCCAATAGTTTTCTCCGATTTTCTGATCTAGTCAGTAGTGGCGAGAAAGATATTGCAAAGTCGAATCTATTCTCGGTGGAGATTACTCTCCCCGCGATGATGTATGCCGTCCCTGGCAAAGCTCCTGGTTTCAAAGAGCATTACGAATCTATCAACTATTTTGCTGACAGTGTAACTATCCCTGCTAGAAGGATTAAGACACAATCAGTCAAGACTGTTGGTATGCCATATGACTATGCATATGGTCAGCAGAAGCAAGAAGTCCGAATGTCCTTTATTATGACAAAGGACATGTATCATCGTCAATTCTTTGAGAATTGGATGAATATGACTGCTAATGACGCTGAAAACAGAGTTACATTCTATGATGAATATACATCAAGCATTCAGATCCTGAAATGGGAGAATGCTGCTAACGTTGTATACAGGGGTTCTGCCAATAATGGTGTTGGGCGTCCAATTCAGTTTGAGCAGAGAATGAATAGATCTACTGCAGTCTGGCAGATGTATGGTGCATATCCATTTGACATCTCAGCAATGACTCTTAATAATGGACCAGCAGATCTACTGAAGATCGATGTTGACTTCAAATACGAAAGATTTAGATTTGACACGGTGGCAGAGGATGTATTGTCCTTCAAACCTGAAGCAAGTGATAAGGTCATTCGTAATTTTGATAAGATATTTGAGCGTTTAGGATTTGCCAGCGATCAGATAGATTCATCCTTCTTTGGCACCTAAATAAATTTAATAGTTATGGAGCATTATGCCTTTACCTAAGCTCGCTATCCCCGAGTATGATTTGACACTGCCTATTACTGGCACTAAAATCACATATAGACCTTTCCTCGTTAAGGAGGAAAAACTGCTGTATCTCGCTATGGAGTCGCAAGACGACAAGCAGATGATCAAGGCAGTTAAGACCATCATCAGAAACTGCACCAACCTGAAAGGTAAGGTTGAAGATCTCGCAACATTCGAGATCGAATACATCTTCCTTCGCATTCGTGCTACTGCTGTTGGTGAAGCAAGTGAATTCAAAATCACCTGCCCCGATGATAATGAGACCCAAGTAGAAGTGATGGTCCCTCTCAATGAAGTTGAGGTGGTTATTCCTGCAGAGCATGAGAAGAAAATGCTTCTCGATGATAATGTAGGTATTGTTATGAAGTATCCGTCGATTGATGTATTCATCAGTCAAAATATGTCGGAGGATCCCAATATCGAGGATATCTTTGAGTTGGCAGCAGGGTGTATTGAAAGTGTTTACGACAAGGAAGAAGTCTATGACAACTTCACTAAGAAAGAAGCACTAGAATTCTTGGAAGACTTGAATTCTGAGCAGTTTGCTAAAGTCCAGAAATTCTTTGAGACCATGCCCAAACTGTCATATACAATTGAAGTTGTTAACCCCAACACTAAAGTCGTATCCGATGTTGTGCTTGAAGGACTAGCGAGTTTTTTCGCATAGCCCTACTGCATGACAGTCTTGAAAACTACTATAAGACAAACTTTGCCTTGATGCAGCACCACAAGTATTCGCTAACAGAATTAGAGAATATGATACCGTGGGAGCGTGATGTATATGTGAATCTTCTCCTCGCACACATTGCTGAGGAAGAAAGAAGGCAACAACAAGATCAGTCACGAATGTCCCTCTAATGGCAGCAATCCGTAGTTTCGTTAAAATTCAACCGATAACTGGTAAATCAGGTATCGCCAAAAACATGGATCAGGTGCGTAAGGGCATCAATCGCATGGGGAGCGTGACGGATGGCATTGCCAAGAGTTTTTATGACACTACTGAGCTTCTAAAGTTTGAGAAAGAGTATCTTACAGACACTTCCAAGACAGAAGTCACGACGATTAAGAAGAAAGATAAGAAGGATAAGACCAAGTGGACTACATCCATGCGGGATTTCCGACGCACTTTCCGAAAAAAGAAACGTGGTAAATTAGAAGACGAAGCAGAGAAGGGCGTAGAAGAAGGCAAAGAGGAAGGTAGAAAGGCAGTTGAGAAGCAGAAACCCAAGTTAAATGCACTTGGTGGACTTTTCAATGGTCTATTCAAAGTCTTCAAATATATGATTATATTTGGAGCATTAAATTGGTTAAGTAACCCCAAGAATGCTGAGAGTGCCGTAAAGGTATTCAAGATACTATTCACCATAGGTAAGTTTGCATTCAAAGTTACTAAATTTGGGGTTGGTCTGCTCCTTGATGGACTGACTAATGTAATTGGTAATTTTAAGGAAGAAGGTCCGATCAGACGTGCATTCCGAGGCATACTCGGAGTTGTGCAGATGATGGGTGGTCTTGCTGCGCTTAGGACAGCACAGTATCTGATCATGCCTTGGAAGTTGATGAAGGACGTTAATCGTCTGAGAATGATCTTCAACATGTCCAACCAGCAGTCTGCAGAGCAGGATGCTAACCAGAAGGTAAGAAAGAGCGGATATAGAGATAAGAAGACTGGAGTTATATACTCCAAAGAAGAATACGAAGCGATGAAGAAGTCTGCCGCAAGGGCAGACCGCAAGAATCCTGGTGCTGGAAAAGCATTTGAGGACAGATTTGGTAAAGAGAGTCGTTTCTCTAAATTCAAAGGTAAAGCATCTGCAGCACGCAAGAGATTTGGTGCTGGTGCTAACAAAGCATTTGGTAAGCTCGGCGGTAAGTTAAACGTCGGTATGAGCGTCGTAGGAGGCGCTGGAAGGATCGCATCAGGTCTTGCGAGTGGTGAGAAGGCATCCTCTGCTATTGGTGCTGGCGTCGGTCAGGGTGTTGGTGGTCTAGTTGGCGGTATCGCTGGCACAGCACTCCTGGGACCCTTCCTAGGACCCTTTGCACCTATCGTTGGTAATGCGATCGGTAGTTTCTTAGGTGAGTGGGTAGGTAAAGAGTTAGGTCCAATCATGGAGCCTATCTTCGGACCTATTGGTAAAGCATTTAAGATGATGTTTGAGGTGGTCAAGATGACCATCGGACCTCTCTTCCAGCAACTCGCTGAGCCCTTAGGGTTGATATTTGGTTTCATAGGTCAACTTGGCAAAGTCCTAATGGATGCTGCCAAGGTCCTTGGTGACTTCATTGGGTTTATCTTTGGTGGCATGATGGATGCCATCAAGGGCACTGTCCAGTTTGTCGTCAATAATGCCAAGCGTCTGATGAATCCTGCTTCTGTGGCAGGTGGTATTGCTGATGCGTTGACATTCAACCTGTTTGACTTCGACAAAGAGAATAAGAAGGCAGCAGGTGGTCCTGTACATATGGCAGCGGGTGGTGCTCTACAGTTTGGTAGTCACCCTGACATGCTGGGCATGGTAGGTGGTCTCTACCTTAAGACCATAGTGGGATCATTTGGTGCATTTGGATTTGTTGGTAATAAAGTAAAAGCTGTCCTAGCACCTGACATTCAGAAGATTGCTGGTGGACTAGGTGTGCAGGTCAGCACTGGTGGTGGTGGCGTTGCTGGTGGTGGTGTAAGTAATAGTGTACAATTCCAAGCAAGTCAGTCTGAAAAGAAAAAGGTTGAGGCAGTTAAGAATCTTACTTATAAAGAAAATATTTACAATGCGATTGATAAGGGGTTAAACAAACTACTTCTCAGTGGTATCAAGATCTTCAATCCTGAATTAGCAAAGCAGATTGAAAATCAGAAGAATCCTGGTGGTCAAACTCCAAAAAGTCCAAGAAGCACCAGTAGTGGTGGTGGGTCTCCTGTAGGAGAGATTGAAGGCGGATGGGCTCCAGTACTTAATCTAATTCTAAAGTATGAAGCTGGTAGCGGTGGATATGATTCAATGTATCCAGGCACTACATTGCCTGGTGCATCTGGAATGCCCATTGCTGACGTTGCTTCTAAGGCAACAGGTGCTGTTGGTGCATGGCAAAACTTACCAGAGTATCTCAATCAGAGAGCAGTAGCAGTAGGTCTTGACCCTAAAAAGGACATATACAATGCAGAGAATCAGCAACTGATTGCTGAATATCTAATCGGTCCTGGTCAGGCACAGGTCTCCAAGCAGATGGCGAAGGAGAATCCTAAGGAGGCAATGCTCAGACTGTCAAGAGTTTGGGCTGCAATTCCAAAGGATGATGGTGGTGCTAGTTTCTATGCTGGGGATGGTGTCAATGTAGCGCACATCAAACCTCAGATGATGTATGATGCTTTCGAGCAACTGGCAAAGGGTGGTAGGGTCAAACGTGGCGCTCGCGTCGGTATGGGTGAGCCCACCATATCTGTCTATGAGGACGTAGCAGAGAAGACTCGGAAGAAAAAGGAGATTATGGGGTTTGCGGCAGGCGGTCTGCTTGCCACTAATGGATCTGTCCCTGATGTGCATCTGACACCTCAAACACCATTCAGTAAGTATCCTCTCCACCATAACAAACCTGATAGTGATAGTTACAATAATGCTAGACTAGGTGGACATCCTATTGTCCCTAGAGACTATGTGATTGTTAGAGATTTTGGTGACCAATCTAAAGATAGAGGATCACCTGTAGTTGCTGGTGTGGATGGTAAGGTTGTCCATGCTTCTGGGTATACTGTAGTCATTGCCAAAAATGGCAAAGACCGTATGCAATTCCACCACTTTGATTCAATCAAAGCATCAGTGGGTCAGATGGTTAATCCCAATACAATCATTGGTTTACAAGGTAACAAACCTAGTGGACTGGTCCATGTCCACCTAGATGCGACACCATCAGATCATAGATCATACGCTGCACATCAACTCGGTGGAGAATTTGATTCGTCTAGCATGACGGAAACCAGTACTGCTGGTAGCAGCGGTGATGCCAACGCTGGCGGTGGAGGCGATAATAAGGGCGGTGATACTGCTGATGCGAAACCCAAGACTCTTGAAGAGATGATGGAAGCATTCAAGTCAGGTTTAACATCTGCCTTGACAAAGATCAGCACCAACGTGCCCAAAGATACTCCCACTAAATCTGCTGCAGAGAAACCTGGAAACCCTGTTGCTACATCAACCTCAGCTAGCACGACTGAGATTAAGCAACTAGGATCTAACCAAGCTAAAGCTGTCAAGAATCTCAAAGCAATTGAAGAAAAAGCACGACGTGATGGGGAATCAGATTTTGTGCCTGTTGTTATGGAGAAATTGGTTGTACAAAAGGTTAGACAGACGATAAATACAGGAGGGAGCACTAGCGCAGTGTATACCAAACCTTCGCCACTTCTCACTAAGTAATGGCATCACCAAAAGCACCAGCAACTAAGGTCTCAAAACCAAAACTTTATAAGATGATATCTTATAGGGGCACTGGTGGTGGCAAGAAGTTTACGCCTCTTACTGCTGCTGATGAGTTAGGTAAGATTGTCAAGGATCAGGATAAAGCATTTAAGTCTATCACCTCAGGTATGAATTCCTTGGGTGCATCGATGAATGGCATTGCTCTCCAAGTAGAGGCAATGACTCAAGCGATGAAGGATAGAGTCTCTGCCAAGATCAGAGGCGACAATATTACTAAGAAGCAAGAGATTGCTGCAGATAAAGCAGAGACAGCAAGAGAAAAGAAGAAAACTGCTGAAGAGAAGCGTAGAGAGAATAAGAAGAAGAGAGAAGAGTTAGAAGATAAGAGCGAGAAGAAGGAAAAGAAGGCAGGATCTCAGGTAGTCCAGAATTTTAAGGAGGCAGCAAAAGGTGCCTTCGGTGGATTCCTTGGTGCTATTGCTAGATTCTTAGGTGGTATCTTTAAGATCTTCATTGCATTTGCTGCATTGGATTGGATCTCTAAGAATCCAGATAAGGTCCAGAAACTTGTAGAAGGACTTGCTGCTATTGGTAAGTTTGTCTTTAAGATAACGTCATTCCTTGTAGGGTCGGCGTTTGATGGACTGGTGAAGTTTATGGAGAATCCTATATCCCTGAAGGGGATTATAGGATTAGGACAGTTTCTGCTGTCTGCTGCTCCCATATTCCTGGGGATAGCATTCCTCAAGAATCCATTAGCGACTGCTAAGACTGTCGGATGGGTTGTCAGTAATCTGATCAAAGGTATCCTAAACATTGGTAAGGCAGCGAAAGCTGGTGCCAAGCTTAGGAAGTTTGCAGGCACCAGACTCGGTAAGGGTTTGATTGCTGGTGGTCTAGGTGTTAGTTCATTCATAGGCGAGAAAGCTGCTGGTGCTAGCAATGCAGAGGCAGTTGGTGCTGGTGTAGGCACCGCTGGTGGTGCCATGGTTGGTGAAGCTATTGGTAATAAACTCGGTGGTCCCCTTGGTGGGATGATCGGTGGTGCTGCTGGTGCATTCGTTGGTGGTAAGGCAGGTAAAGCAATCGGTGGGTTTATGGAGCCCATCTTCAAACCAATCGGTAGATTCTTCGGCATGATTGGTGATGTCTTTAAGCAGGTGATGGCACCTATTAAAGATAATCTGAGTGGTTTCTTTGAAGTCCTTGGGGCAGTAATGACTCAGGTGCTTGACTTCATCGAGCCCCACCTCCCAATGATCAGTAAGATCTTGGGTATTGGTGTCCAGGTTATGTTTGCACCATTATTCCTGGGAATCAAAGCACTGACTACGGTGCTGAAATTCTTTGCACCTAAGACAGATGAGGTAGATAAGGAGAAGAGTAAGGCAGGTAAGGCAGCAGGAGGGTCCTTCCAGACCGCTAAGATGGTCCAACCTAAGATGGCATCTGGTGGGTCATTTAACCTGCAAGATGAGATGGCAAAGCAACTTCGCAAGACTGCGAAGGTTGCTAAAGCTTTCGGTCAGTTGATGCAACTCCCATTCAAAGCACTGGGTGTTGGCATTATGACTGCCATCGGTGGCATTGGTAAAGTATTCGGAGCATTCCTCCCTGCACCTATTAGAAACATGCTAGGTGCAATGATCGCACCTCTTGCTAAGATCTTTGGTGTATCGACTTCTGTTATTGGTGGTAGTGCTGCCAATAAAGAAGATATGAAGGGTGAGGATAAAGGAAAGGCACAAAAAGATCCAGGAATGACCTGGGATGAGAAACTCCTAGAGGCAATCGCTGGTGATAATGGCACTATCTCACTGATTGGTAAACTATTCAAAGCAATCGTAGATCATCCTATCTTCAAGGGTGTGAAGGCAGTAGCAGGTGGTCTCCTGGGTGCTGTTGGTAACTTCTTTGGATTCGCTCAGGGTGGTCAGATCCCACAAGCAGCGATGGGTGGATGGATCTCTGGTCCTCAGTCTGGTTACCCTGTGTCACTGGATGGTGGTGCTACAACATCATTCATCGGTCATGGCACTGAGTGGGTCGGTATGAAGGGATTTGCAGGTGGTGGTGCATTTGTTGTGCCATTTGACACTCCTGCAACCAGAACTAATCCTGGTCTTACTAATCAGAGAATAGGTGAGGCAACTCGTGGTGGATACTCCATGCCTTTCTCTAAGGGTGGACTCCTGCCTAAGTTTGCTGCTGGTGGTAAGTTTGATCCTGTAAAGTATAAGAAAGATAGTTTCCAAGCAAGTAGAGTTGTCTTAAATGACAAGTCCTACTATGTAACTTATGGATATGTTGATGGATCGGTAACCATCAAGTCAATGTCCAAGAGGACTAAGGCAGGTAACCTATTTGGAATGGGTGAAGAGAGAGCTGGTGTTAGACCAGACAGTGATGAATTTAAGGCAGTAATGAATTCAGGTGGTCTGAAGACTGACATTGCCAATAGACATAAGACTCAAGGCACGAAGGGGACATCTACACCAGCAAATATCAAAGATATTAAGATTCATCCCAAGGCAGATACCGCATACTGGTTTGATAAATCATTCCAAGATCATAAAGCAGCAGGTGCTAACGATCAAAATGCAGCGAGGGCAGCAACAGAGGGTTATCAGATTGACCCTGTAACTAAGATGTCAGTCAAACCTGGCGCTGACAATGAGTTTGCAGCACCTGAGACTATGAAGGATGCTGTCGTAACCGATAAAGAACGTAAGGAAGAAGAGAAAGCAGCAAAAAAAGCAGAGAAGACTAAGACAGAATCAAAAGGAGAAACTGCTGATGAGAAGATCAAGAGACTATTTGGTAAAGATGGTGTCTTGGGTAAAGGTCTCGGAGAATTGGGTAAATCTTTGGATTCCACTACGAGCACTAATGACAGTGGTAAGAAGGTAGAAGAGGGTCAGCAGAAGAAGACTGAAAGTAGAGCAGATAAATTGAAGTCACTGACTACTCAACGTGATGCCGCAATGCAACCCATTGTTACCAATCAAGAAGAAGCACCTATCATGGGTGGTGAATCTAATGAAATTATTGTCCCTGGCAAGGATAAGAATGACGCTGATGACTTCCTAATGCCTAAATTTGGTGTCCTCACTGAGTTTAATTCCACCCTTAGTAACTTAATGTAATGGCAAACAACGCATCAAGAGAATTTAAGTGTAACAAAATTTCTCTAACTACGCTCACTAATGAGGAAGAGTATGACATTAAGGATCTAGTGGGAAATTTTGTCTACTATGAGTCTATTGAGGCACCATTTGTACGCCTAGAGTTGACGATGATTGACTCTGTTGACTTTAACTTGAATTTGCAGGGTGGTGAGAAGGTTGAAGTCAATCTAAAAACTTTATCAGCGGATGATAAAGGCATCTTGAAGTTAGAATTCAAAGTCTATAAGATTGGTGACATCATCAAATCTGAGAGAGGACAGATGTATAAACTTTTCTGTTGCTCACCAGAGATGTATAACAATGAATTATTCAAAGTCTTCAAAGCATTTGGTCCTATTGATGAGGGTGGATCCAAGGACGTTGAAAACATTCCCAAGTTTGTCTGTAAGAAATACCTGAAAGCACCTGGCAAGAGACTTAAGGAAGAGAATTTTGAAAAACACTCTAGAGTTATGGTTGTATCTCCCAACTGGAGACCTGTAGATCTTATCTCATATGTCTCGGACAAAGTTACTAGGGTGACATCTGGTGCGGGATCTCAGAAACAATCTGGATTCTTATTCTATGAAACTCAGAGAGGATATAACTTTAAGTCTATTGACTCTTTGTGTGAGCAGGGGTTTGAATTTTCATATACATACAAACAGCAGGGTCAACTAGAAGAGGGAGATCCTGGGTATTACAATATTGAATCGATTCAATATCCTGATAAGGCAAACCATCTCAGACATATGAGAATGGGCACATATAAAACAGTTACCACTGGTATTTGTATGACTATGCCTACACTAAGTAATGCTACACAGTCAGGCGGTAGTAATGACAAGAAGTCTTCACCCTCAGGCACGGTATATCCTGCTAGAGAAACCGCGTTTGACGCTATCTTCAAGAGAGCTAAGACCCTTCATGATTCACCACCATTCAATATGCCTGAAGAGGTGAAGGGGGAGGGTGCATCGCCTACTAGACAAAAGATGAGAATCATCCCAGCACTTGCCCATCAGCAAGGCAGCACAGGTAAACCGCAAGGAGATCCTGACAATGGGACTCAAAACTTTGACACTTTGGCGGTTGCAGAATACGCAGCGGCTAGATATAATTTAATGAAAGCAATTCAGTTAACCATCAAGGTGCCTGGAAACACTGCACTCTGTGCAGGGGACGTTATTAAACTCATCATACCTGGATCTCGCGAGAAGGGTAAGAGTGTTACCAAGGATAGGAAATTTAGCGGGAAGTATCTCATTGCTGCCCATACATTTACCTACACCAAGAAAGGTTGTAGTTCTGAATTGCTTTTGATTAGAGACTCAATTCCCACTAAGTAACTGAAATGGAAAGCATCGAAAAGCACATCCAAAAAGACAAAGAGATCCTAGACAATCCTATGATCTCACCCAATCAACGTCGCCACATTGAAGGCGAGTTGCATGAATTGGAGGATTATGCTGAGCATCACAAGAAAGAGATTGAAGCAGGAGATCATCATGATCCCACATATCTGGAGCTCTTCTGCGACCAGAATCCTTCGGAACCTGAGTGTTTAGTTTACGAGGATTGACAAACCTCCAATAAATTATTATAATAACCATGTAAGGGTTGAAAATGAATAACTTTGAGGAGCTCTTATATGGGCACTATCGTAATAAACTGCAGGCACAGAGTAATCCCTCTCAATGGCCACAGATAGATATCAGGATTTGGCAAACATCATCTGGAATTTTTGAATCCAAGTCCTGGTACAAGTATAAAGGCGAGAAGGACGCATATAACTGGTTAAGATACAGAATAACTGAGACGACTGAGACAACTGTCAGGACTGACACCTATAACTACTTAAGCAGAGAGGACAGTTGTCCTTTTATCTGGACTTGGGATGGTAAATGGTGGACAGGTATTCCTGATGGTTGGTGTCAGGTAGGTAAGTTTCTGATTAAGTCTAGGATCCGATTCAACGGACTAGACTACAGATCATTGGATCAAGGATGGAATACTGAAACTGATAAGCAAGCATGGGGTAAACCTGAAGAAGAAGGTGAATTCCTCTTCACCTTGATCGATAAATAATCACATAGAATTATTATTCAAATGAGAGAACGCACTGATTACCTAGGAAGAGACGGTTACACTTGGTGGATCGGGGAAGTTGAGAATATCGAGGATCCCTCCGAGTTAGGTCGTGTCCAGGTGCGTATTCTCGGTTGGTATACTGGTCACAAGGCAAAGCAGGCATACACGAAAGAGATGCCTACAAAGGTGCTGCCATGGGCACAGGTGTTGCTACCTACGGATAAAGCACAGACTAAATCTGTTGGATCCACCACTGGATTGCAACCTGGCGCATGGGTCATGGGTTTCTTCCTTGACGGTGATGAGGCACAGTTGCCTATTGTCATGGGTGCATTCCGTGGATTCCAAACAAAGGAAGATCCTAAGAAGAAAACAACTGCTGCTGATGGTGCTAATGCAGAAAAGTTGAAGACTGAGACTCCACAGAAGAAAGACTTAGCAGGTAATGAAAGAAATGACGGTCATCCAATGCCTAAGAAGCAGACAGGCACGCCTGGGGCTCCTGGCACAGTGGGTGGAGAAGAGGCTCGCGGCGTTATCTCTGCCGCTGAGGAAACTCTGCCTGGTAATGCTGTTACTAACCCTACTAAACCTCCTGTAGAGAAGCAGTCTATTGCTGACGGTGTTGCTGGTCCTAGTGGTGAAGGTTTCTCGACTGACCTAGAGCGTATGCTCACAGAGTTGGGCAACATGGCAGCGACTCTTGCCAGTGGTCCTGGTGGATTCATCTCCCTTGCAACGGGTAAGAAGGTTGCAGGCGATAAGGTGATGGAGCACATGGGTAAGATCATGAATTTCCTTGCTGGTGGTATCGCTGGTATTCTTGCACCATTGAAAGAATTGCTTGCCAAACTCATTGCTGAGGTTGTTGGTAAGATTGTGCAAATCATCTCTAGTTTTGTCCCTCTGGTTGTGATCAACACAATCATGATGTTCCTTGAGATGATCTTTGATATCTTCTGTATGAAGAAACCGATGTGGTTGGGGCTAGTGCAAGCCGCAATATCGGATGTCTCTGCGTTCGCTAATAATATAGCGACGCAGATTGTAGATAAGATTGCTGATAAACTTAAGGGTGTTGACTCTGCTGTTAAGGGTGTTACTAATCGTATCCTTAGTGGTATCACCAAGACAATGAATCGTGTCAAGGATATTGCTGGAGATGTGATCGCTGCGGTTGATATGGCAAAGGGTATTGCTGGTCAAGCAAGAGCACTTGGTGACACAGTAACATCAATCTTTGAGTTTGACTTCACTCAACTTAACTGGGCAGGTCTAATTAAACTCCTGTTTGCCATCCTGAAGGCATTCTTCCAGAAAGATTGTGGGAGGAAGATTAAACGACCGAAATCAAAGTCGTGGTTCCCGTTGATCGGGACTACGGAATGTGGCAATGTCAATGAAGCAATCGTTGGCACACCATACTCTAGTTTTGATGATGCTGTCACTGGAGGCGGTAACAGCGGTAGTTACATCGATCAGATGTTTACTAAGATCAATGTAAACCTCATGGAGGTTGTTACCCAACTGAATGGTGCTAAGGTCATCAATGATGCAACACCTGGCATTGAGAAGCAGATCACTCAGGGTCCTGGTGGTGTTACTTCTTTCCAAGATGGACATGGTAACGAGCACAAGAATATCCCCAACAACGAAACTAAGATCGTTGCTAAGGATAAGTGTGAGACCATTAAAGGTAACTATGTGTTGACAGTTGAGGGTGACTTCTATCTGAAGGTCATGGGTAACTATCATGAGGAAGTAACAGGATCTAAGAATGATAATGCCTCTCAGGGTCCTCAAGCAAAGTCTAAGGGATCATCTAAGAAGGCAGATAAGGCTGATGCAAAGAGTGACCTTGATGCTCAGGCAATCAAAGTAACTGATCGTACTGATGCTAAGAAAACTAAGATTGCTCAACAGGGCACAGACGTGACTGCTAGTCTGGACACTGGTGGTGCTGATAAGTCTTCTACCAAGAAGAAAAATAAAAACAATAATAACTCTTACAACATGGTCCACATTCAGCAGACTGAGCGTGATCAATACTTCAAGGCATTGCCTGGTGGTCACTTCTATCCTGTTGATGAGATTCCTTTCCATCCTGAAGCAGATGAGATGGGTAAAGTGCCATGGGGTAGTCAACTAGCTGGTAAGTTAGAAGACAAGAAAGAGCAGAAGTCTGCAACTCGTAAAGAGGGTGACCATGACATTGCATACACTGGTGACGTTAGTATTCAGGGTGCAAAGGTTAAGATCACTGCAATTAACTCACTAGCATTTAACTCTCAGACTATTAAGACTGAAGCAAACACGATTGAAAACGTGGCATCGGGTGAGATTACTAACGAGGCAAACTGGATCTCTTCTTTCCTCAACAGTGGTAGATTTGAGATCGTTGCAGTATTCAACCCACTCAAAGCATTGTCTGGTCAATTCACCTTTGTGAATGGTGCAATCATTGATATCACTACTGACCTGCCTATCCCTGGTCTGGCACCACCAACACAGACTAGGATCTGTCTGGGTACATCCATGCCTGCATCCATGAATGACATCATCATGGGATCTAGTGCAGGTGTCCACTCAACCTTCATCGCATCTCCTACTGGTGTGATTGCTGAATTTGTGCCCACTGGTGCCCTATTGAATCAGGTTGCTACTGGACTGATCCACACGGGTGTTGGCACGGGTTACATGGCAACAGGTTGCGGACTCGGACCCCATCAGGTCTATGGCTTGCCATTGCTGCTGAATTGAGGTATGATATGGGAGTCTTCATCATGCTCCCATGGAAACCGATACCTACCTTGAGCACATCTGGGTTACCATCTCTCAACGCTCCATCAAAATGATGGATAGTGAGGGTGTGGACGAAGTTATCAAATGGAAGTTTGATGAAGAAGGTGCCGAGGGTTTCAGTGAGACTATCGCTGAATTCAACAAAAACCTCCCTGAAGATCTAATCACTTATCTCGCATGAATAGCATTATTACATTAGACTGTGCCGAAGTCCAGGCAAACTTCGACTTCGTATTCTCCCTTGTTGAGAGAGGACATACAATCAAAATCGTCCATCCAGGCGGTATTTGTATGATGACACCTCTCGTCACCAAGGATAAAGGATCTGAGATAAATATCCCAGACCCTGAAGAATTTGTGCCTGACCCTGCTGCGGTCCAGGCATACGTTGCAGAGTCTCTTGGAGAAATGACGCAAGGTTTCTAAGATGCAGAAGGTTCGGATCACTAGCTCTTTTCATCATTTGGAAGACATAGGTATAGTCCAGATGTACTTCATCCAGGGTATGCCGTTTACATTTGAAGAGTTGCCGAAGTTTATGAGTGAATTAGAAGAAGTCAAACTCGATGCAGATACTGCACGAGAATTTACGATGGATGATCTCTACACATCATCAGACTATCTGGTGTTAGAAGGATGTCATCCCATCCTATTTGATCTCAGTGATTGGATTGAAAATTATGAGGAAGTCCCTGACTGATCCTGCAGTCAAGAGTTCATATGATTTCGGTGGGAGACCTGTCACTGGTGTAGGTCTCCTGCTACTCATTAGTGAGATGGAGGGCACATCCCAACATCTTAAATATATGGGTTTCAAGGAAGATATGGACACCATCAATGAAATGAAGAAGAGGTATTATAAACTCTACTTCAAAACAAAAAAGGAGGAGAAAAATGCCTAAGAAACAATTCATTGGGAAGGGTGGAGACACCTGGGAATGGGAAGAAACACCCGAAACGGTCAAAGCAGTTAAGAAACTCCATGAGTCAAGCAAAGCTGTCAAAAAGAATAGTTGACGTAAGTAATATCACCTGGGAAGATGTATTTGATAAGTTGGAAACCGACAGGCAACAAAAAGATTTCACGGTGATCGCACCGAAAATCAAACCTGAAGAAATCCTTAACGAATCAAGGACACTTGTCTTACATAGGGGTGGTATGAATACTATGATCTCCGAGGGGAAGTATATTCCATGGAGTATGCGCCCTCTTGCAGAGCATATGAAACTCAACTATGGTATGAGAGAATTCCACCAGTATGTTTCACTGAGTGGTGGATCTAGCACCTTTGGTAGGCACAATGATACAGTAGATGTCATGATTGTGCCTATTATTGGAGATATAGGTTATGGTGTAGATGGTCTTGGTGAAGTTTTTATGGAGCCAGGCGATGCACTATTCATACCTAAATACCTGCATCATGAGCCCTTGGTATTAGGACCAAGAGCAACATTGAGTTTTTCTTGAGGATTTTATAATGTATGACACCATCCTATGTCACTTTGATCTTGGTGCAGGTTTTTACAAGAGACCTCTACAAACAAAAGATCTTGACGGATGGATGTATACATTTTTCTTAGATCCTGCAGGTCAATTATGGGAAGTTGATTACAGCGACACTCAGGACTTTTCAAGAGAAGATCCTAAGGGTTATGTGCCCAACGGTTTGCATGGTAAGGTGAAACCCTACTATGCTACAAAGAGTATTGAGGTCTATCCTGCAGTCTGGAATGCACATTATGCACCCTTTCCTAGGATAATGCTACATTTTGTTGAAGGTAAACTTAAACGGTTATTAGTATGAAATTTCGCAATGTATTATTGGCAGGAGCACTGCTAGGATTGGCAACATTGCCAGTCAATGCCAAACCACTCAAAGATAGTGAATACTTCACTAATCATTCTATGGGTTGTATGCTCCTACAAGAGTGTACTGAGGGGGTAACAGAAGTCTTTTCACTTCTGGATGTCTCGTCTCAGTATGATAGTCCCGATAGGTTTACTTTCGCTTCTAATGAATTCAACCAAATGCTTGTGGCATTGAATCAGGTTGGAGTCAAAGTATATCTTGCAGATTCAAAATACTTCCCTGTTGGACATCGTGGTGTATATCACACTGTGAGCAACAACTTCTATCTCAACCGAGCATTCATGCATCGTCCTGAAACTCTGATGAGTGTAATGCGTCATGAAGGATGGCACGCCGCACAGGATTGCATGGCAGGCACTATCAACAACTCCATGATCGCTATCATTATGGATGAGGACAAGGTGCCCAAGATCTGGCAAGAGATTGCTGCTGACACCTACAGATTCCAACCAGGAGCAATCCCTTGGGAGAAAGAAGCATTCTGGGCAGGTAAGACTGAAGGAATGACAATGAGTGCTCTCCAAGCATGTGCGCGGGGTAATATGTGGGAAGTTTATCCTCCCACACCTATGACAAATGAATGGTTGGAGAAAAACGGTTATAAATAAAACTGTAGCAATTGTGCTGAGATTTCGTGGCAACTAAACGTATATCCCAATTAGATACGATTGCAGATGCGCTCGTTACTGGCGAGGCAATTCTGCCTATCGTTATCTCTGACCCTCTGATTCCAAACCGTAAGGCAAAGGTCAATCAACTATTCCGTGGTGTAAGCGCAGGTAGCGCATCAGCACCTGGATTAGCGTTTGACTTGGACCGAGATAGTGGGATATATCAGTCAGCGATTAATGAGATTGGTCTAGCATTTGGATCAGCATCTCTCTATAATACTAGAAGAGAAAACACTGATGGATCCTCTACCCTGATCATTCGTGCTGTTGACAGTGCATCTGCAACGTCAAGCATAGAAATGACTCCACAGGGTAGTGGATTTTTTACTATTAATGGTCCTATCATTCAGACTGATGCACAATTCTTCTTGCAAGGTGATCAAAACCCTGCAAAGAGAGTGCAATTCAACGTTGATACAATCTCAACCCAGTCTGGCACACGTCGTTTCGATCTACCTAATGTAGGTACAAACACAAGCACCACTATTCTGGCGAATGATACTTTCCAGACTGTCACAAACAAGACGATCATTATTAAAGACGGTGAGTTGCAGATCACAGGATCTACTTCAACTGATAAGATCGCAAAATTTGAATGTGACGCTTGGGAAAGTCCTGGTCAGCACACTTACAAGTTGCCTGACTTTGGTGCTGCTAATACTCAGTCTACTTTGTTGGACGACATCTCTGACCAAAATGTTTTCAACAAAAACATGGTCAATCCCACATTCTCTAACACTCCCTCAACAGATGAAGAGAATGACCCCACAAGATATGTGATCTTTGATTCTTCGTTGCTGAGCAATAACCGCACGGTTACCTTCCCTGATTTGAATATCAAGGTAGTTGGTGAAGCATCGTCACAGACACTTACCAACAAGATATACAAAGGTGCAATCTTTGCTGACGTTGGTGATGATACCAGAAAGATCCAAATGGATCTCAGCAACATTGAGGACAACCAAACCTATGTGTTTGCTTTTCCTGATGATGATCCAGCAGCACCGTTGAATAACGGCACATTAGTTAATATGCTGGTGTCTGAAAGAAAGACACAAGTTCTTTATAATAAAACGTTAGAACTGGCGAAGATAAATAACCCAGATGACGTTAACGGTATCATTACTATTGATGCCAGCAACTTGACTGGAGCTCGCTCCATTCAATTCCCTGACGCTGATGCAACACTTCTATCTACTAATAACATTAGTAACGTTGCAATTAGTTTCGGTGGAGCACTTGCCGCACCTGTTTTGGGTGGGCAACTAAGACTACAATCATTTTTCCAAGCAGGTTGGTAATTAACAAATGACAGCAGGAAGACTCGCAGCTTCTAAACCAGGAGCAACCACAAATACGGTCCTTTACAGGTGTCCGACTACTGTAACTGGCAGCACAGTTGTTAGTGTATGCAACCAGTCTGGTAGTGGTGCCACTTATCGGATGGCATTAAGGGACTACGATCAGGTGCTGCACCTAGATGGACCCGAATCCGAGAATGGTGGATCGGCATCTACCTATAAGTTTACTAAAGGCAACCCAATCAGTGCATATAAAGTCACTGTTAACCCTGGGTTTTCATTTGCTGATGCCATCCCTGGAGGAGAATTTCTCTCTACCAACGCATCAAGTGGTAAGATCCTTGACATCTTCAAGGCAACGGGTGAGGTTACTTACTACACCCAAGTAAAAGATATTTCTACTATCCAATTCCAAGCAGACTCTGCTGCTGGCACATTTGTGGGTGGTGAGACTCTAACTGGTGGTGATTCTGGTTACACTGCTTTATATCGTGGTGGATCACTTACTGGTGCAGATCTAGAATTTACATCTTATGCTACGGGTGTCACTGCGATGGCATTCTCCCGCACAACGGGTCTTGCTGATGGCATGTATGTGACTCTAGGCACCACAGACGATGCTGCTGCTGAAGTTGTCACTATCGATGCATCTGGTGTTGACACTGCTACTAATATCGTCACAGTTAGTCGCTCTGGACTGGGCACAACTGCTCGCGTAGTGCCTGCTGGTCTTGCATCTAATGCATGGTCTGCATCTGCTACCGTTACAACTATTAACGAGGGTGCAACTTTTGCCTCTGGTGACTCAACTCTAACTGTTACTGACTCCACTGGATTTGTATCTGGTGGTGTTGTCGTAATTGATAACGAGCTCTGCACTATTGATCAGGTTAACGGTAACGATCTTACCCTGCAGCGTGGTATCTACGGCACTGCTGATGTTGATCATAACGATGGTGTTAACGTTACTCTGCTGATTGATAACGGCACCTATCTGGTTAACTATTTCAGTGAAGGCGAAACAATCACTGGTGGCACATCTAATGCTTCTGCTGGTCTTAACTTTACAACTAACGTGAGTGCAACTATTCTCACCAAGTTTGTTGTTACTCCCACTGGACCTTCTGCTACCGATCATGTTTATATCGGTCAGTTGCAACTTAACATTGACCGCACCTATAAGTTTGATATATCAGATTCATCCAACACTGGTTATCCTCTGAAACTCTCCAATGATGCTGTGGAGGGTCCTAATGACGCTACTCCTGGCACAGAGTATACTCAGGGTGTTAGTAAGGTGGGTACTGCAGGTCAAGCAGGTGCATACACATCGATTGCTATCGATGAGAATACTGGAATCTCACTGTTTGTATATGCAGATGGCACGACTGGTAACCCTCCTGCAGCAACAGTTGGTATTGGTTTCGGTGTTAGTGTCCAAACTAATCCTACTTACGAAGATATCTACATCTATGATGTTGCTGGTGAGCCCCTGATTGCAGGTGACACCTTCACGATCAACAACGTGACCCAGACTGTCCAGCAGAATGGTATTGTCGCTGGTCCTTATGGTTATGTGTTGGATTGGGATCCTGCAAAAGCACACCTGAAGGTTGCTTTAGGCGAAGGATCTACTGCATTTACAGATAACACTGAATTCCTTGACACGCCAACATTAAATAATGGCACTCGTGTCATGGTGAAGGCAGTCACTGGTAAGATTCTATCTGTTGACACTGTTGGTGCTGCTGATGCTGCTCGCTCTGCTGGCACATACTCTAATCTGACCGCAAATGCCACTGGTGCTTCAGGTAATATTGCTAAGGCAAAATTCACTGTAGTTGTTGATGGGTCTGGTGCTGCAACTGTTACTATTGTTGATGGTGGCGAAGATTTTGCTGCTGCTGAAACTATTCAGATCAATGATTCACAACTGGGCAACGGTGGTGGTGCTGCATTAACATTTAATGCTGCTACTATCTCTACTGCTGAGCAAACAAGTCAGACAGGTCTTTATAGCGCAGAAGATTACCTCTACTACGATAACGCTATTGCAGCAAATGATACAGAAAAGATTTCTGGTGTTGTAGTGGGTCCTGGACAGAATATTCTCGTCTATTCCTCTGCTGCTGATCTAAGTTACGTTGTTAATGGTTTCGAGTCCGCTTCGGATGATCTCACTGTTATCAATATGATTAAGAAGCAGACTGAAGCAGACGGTGGTGCTGCTCCCGCCCCATAGTCTTGACCCTTAATAAATAACCATATAGCAGGACTCTTATAGAAGATGGCATTAACACGTCTTAAAAATATAATCACGTCGAGGACTGGGCGTATTATTTACGTCAACCCTGATGACTTTGATGCATCGGACGCATTTGATAACCGAGGTAACTCGGCATTGCGTCCATTTAAGTCGTTGCAACGTGCTTTCCTTGAGGTGGCACGTTTCTCATATCGTGTGGGTCTAAGTAATGACGAATTTGACGCATTCAGTATCTACCTGTATCCATCAGAGTATGTTATTGATAACCGTCCTGGTCTTGCGGATTACAACCAGATTCAACCGTTTAATGAAAACACCAACTTTGATCTAACCTCAGCGAGTAATGAGCTTTATAAATTTAATTCAACTCGTGGTGGTGTTATTTGTCCTCGTGGTGTCTCTGTTGTTGGTTCGGACCTTCGTAGAACCAAAATCATTCCGAAATACGTCCCTTATCCCACAGTACAGGGTAGTCTCGGTATTACTGCTGCTAATGAACCTGGCCCTTCTGCTATCTTTAGGTTAACTGGTGGTTGTTATTTCTGGCAGATGTCCTTCTTTGATGGGGACAACACTGGTGTCTATTATAGAGATGACCTGAGTCAGATTGCACCTAACTTCTCACACCATAAGATTACTTGTTTTGAATATGCCAACGGTGATGATCTAGAGCTCTACTATCAGAAGATCTCTAAAGGTTACGCAGTTATTCCTGATACTTCAGGTTTGCCATCACAAGACCAGTTGCAACCAAGGGTCGAGGAAAACAGAATCGTTGGTCCTATTTCCGACGAATTTGCAGTCTCACAGATCATCCGAAATGGACAAACCGCCACAGCATTCACAGTTGATGAACTTGGTAACCCGAAGAATCATGGATTCTCCGTGGGTGTCGCTGTTAATATTTCTGGGGTTACAGGTCCTACTGACCAAGATGCTCTCCTCTATAATGGATCATTCCTGGTAACATCTGCACAGGGTAACCAGTTTACCTATCAGATGTCAGCAGAGCCCTCAGGTAATGCTTTGGGTAGTAATGTCCTAGTTAAGGTTGAGATCGACACAGTTGACTCTGCCTCACCATATGTCTTTAACCTATCACTAAGAAGTGTTTGGGGTATCAACGGTATGCACGCCGATGGTAGTCAAGCAACTGGATTTAAGTCGATGGTTGTGGCTCAATTCACGGGAATCTCCCTTCAAAAGGATGACCGTGCATTCGTGCTGTATAACCCTAATACAGGAAACTATGAAGCACAAGCTTCTGGATCTGGCGCACACATTAACGGTCTATGTAAATACCGTAAAGGATGGCGTCACGTCCATATCCACGCATCCAATGATTCATTCATTCAGGTTGTGTCTGTGTTTGCTGTGGGATTTGGTGACCATTTCTTTAGTGAGTCTGGTGGTGACTTATCCATTACTAACTCAAACTCTAACTTCGGAAATACGTCGCTGCGAAGCAAAGGTTTCAAAGCAGCATCATTTACTAAGGATAAAGCGGGACAGATTACCCACGTTATTCCTCCCAAGTCGCTGTCAGATGTTGATGAAATTTCGATCAACTGGGTCACAATTGATATTACCAAGACCCGATCTGTAGCAGACCCAACTAAACTATTCATATATGGATACACAGTAGAAACTGGAAGACCACCAAGTAAGGTCCAAGGTTATACTGTTGGTGCAAGAAGAGACGACGTTAACACCCCTGACCGTCTATATGTCCTCTTGCTTGCATCTGGCGCGTCTGAACCCACTGCACACTATGCAGACATCAATCCTTCTGGTAAGGATGTAACTGGCACCCGTGCTGGTGATGATGAATCACCACTCAAGTGGGATAGTAGCAACAATCAATGGTATATTCAGGTTGACGGTAACGCAGCACAGAATACCATTTATACTACGCTACAAGCAAACTCACTCTATCAAAACCTCGGATTCACACCTACGACATACATTCGTCGTGTGCCTGATGCTCGTAACTTGGTTGACAGAGTATATCGTTATCGCTATGTGCTGGACAAAGATGCATTCCCAGTGCCTAGAGAGCCCATCACTGGTTTCGTATTACAACCTAGATCCAGTGAAACAAACTCCCCTGCATACAGTAAGACATACTATGTCTATGCTACTGAGACATATCAAACATTTGAAAGGGGTGTTACCGATGGTATCTACTATCTGACACTATTGAATGCGTCAGTATCACCATCTACCTCTAACTTCAACGATTTCTTCTTCTCACAGCAGACAGTTGACCTCTATCCTGCATTCGATAGAGACAACCCTGTTGCTGATCCTGCCGCTGCAGTTTCTATTGCAGATAACGAAACTCTAGGTTTAGTTACTACAACTGATGGTGCATCTCCTGTCCCTAATAAGGATACAGAGAGATCTATTACAAAGGAATCATCACAATTCTTCCTGCTTGAGAGTGAGAATAACCTAGGTTATAACACTACATCTAACGTGCTGAATGGCATTTCTGTCACTGCACGCCTGGGTGAAGCAGAAGATCGTAAGATCCCATTGAAACTTAACGCTGACAATAGTGTCCAACCTATTCTCTGTGAGTTGAGAAGATACTCTATTCTTAGAGCATCTGGTCACACGTTTGAGTATCTTGGTTTCGGTCCTGGTAACTACTCAACTGCATTCCCATCTACACAGGTGGAAGTGCTCAGTCCTGCCCAAGTTCGCCTGTCTCAGTCACTGAAAGAAGCAGCAGGTGTTGCATACTACTCTGGTGTTAACTCTGACGGTGAGTTGTTTGTTGGTAACCAAGTTATTAACCCAGTTACAGGTCAGATCACTAACGAAGATATTGCACAACTTAACGTGTTGGGTGAAGAAGGCACAACTATTGAGACATTCTCTGAGTTGGTGCTGACTGATAAACTAACTGTTATTGGTGGTGCATCTAACCAGTTGGAATCTGTATTCTCTGGTCCTGTAACCTTCCAGAAGAAGATTACATCACAGGATACAGTGCAGACTGTTAACTTCACACTGTCCAACCAAGATGGCACGGTGTTGAGAAACATCCTCATGGCAGAAGAGGATTCCTCAGGTAACCCTGAGGTTGATTCTGGTGAAGCATACAACAGCGGTGATCTCTGCTACAACATTGACTGGGCTCCAGGTCTTGCCTTGGGTTGGATTTACGACTCAGGCACATGGTATAAGTTTGGTCTAAGTGATACTACACCTATCACATCTAATAGGTTTAGTGGTGAAACACATTATGGTATTGGCATCGCACCTGATGCATCCAATCGCATGAAGATTGCTGGTAACGTAATGGTTAGCGGTGACATTGATGTGACTGGTAAATATGGTTGCGCTGATAAATACTCATTGGCGACTGGAATTAGTAATGGAAACAACGGTGTGATGTATACAGGCAATGGATCAACGTCATCCTTTGCTATCTCGCCTGGTCATAATGCATATTCATTATTGGTATTCTTGAATGGTGTTTGTCAACGTCCTGGGACTGACTACACAGTTACTGCTAACGCGGTTGACTTCTCAGTCGGCACAGTGCCTCAGACTGGAGACAACATTCAAATCCGTGAATTGGTTATCTAAAATCATACACTAATCGGGGTCTAGAATGTCCACCAAAATTATAGGCAATCAGATTGATCAGGTTACCCGTGCCATTATGGAGGCACTGCAGGTAACCGAGCAGATCAACCTGCCTGCACTTAACCAAGCAGCAGTCACTGCCTTAGGCACACCTGCCTATGGCACGTTGGTGTATAACACCACCGAGGACATGGCGCAGATCTATAAAGCAGATGCTGCCCAAGGTGTGCCTGGTTGGGATGATGTCGGTGGTGGTGGTCCTTCACTGGGTGAAGACTCTATCATCAGGACAAACGGAAAGAATATTCAAGAGAATATTACTATTGGATCAACTGCTAACGGTGGTCCTGAGTTTGCCAACGGTGCCACGATTGGTCCCGTGCAGATTGACAACGGTTTCACAGTTACCGTTGAAAATGGTGCTGCATGGAACGTTATTGGTGAGGAAGACTCCAGCACTGCAGAATTTGTAGAGATTACATCTGGACATATCACTAGCACAGGGACGCTACACTTCTCTGAGACAAAAGAAAGTCTGACTTTCTACAACACCGCTGGTGACATCACTCACGATTTTAATAACAATAATGCTATCTTTATTGAAAAGACTGGCGGTGGTAACTTCACCTTAAATATTAACAATATGCCCACAGACTCGGCGGCATATACAATTACATGTATTATTAACGACGCTGGTGGTACAGGTATCCCCTCTACAGTCAACGTAGATGGTCAACAACAAGTGATTAAATGGCCTGGGGGTGTTAACCCTGGACATACTGGTGGTAGTATTTGTGTTGTATCTTTCTCATTCATTGCATTCAACACTGGATCCACGGGTCAGTATACAGTGTTAGGTAGTGGAGGAAACTACGCATCATGAGTATTGGACTGTCAGGGGCATTTTCGCCCCTTGGTGCTACTATTGCAAGAAGAGGCACAATTGGTGGTGCTGCTGGTGATCCCAATTCAGGTGGTGGCGTAGTTGATTTCCCTTTATATAATGATTCTGAGTTAACAGCATTCCGTGACTACATGCAGACTAGGAAAACAGGTTGGGCATCAACTGGCACCAACTATCAATATGAGACAGATGCTGGTGATGACAGAATTAATGATGCTCAGTCTGATATGTATGACGGTGGTAACTACACTCAAGTAAGAAGGGATGGTAGTGCCAGTGGTAACCTGGGATATAATAGTAATCTACAAACATTCAGTTCGATCAAATATATTCCACTTGGTTATTCTTGGCCCTTGGTTGCTATTGCAGTCGCACCAACTGGTCAAGAAACTCGATATGGATGGTCAAGATATGGTAACCTAGGTGCTGACAATGGTGGTGGCACTCCTGCTGCACTTACAGTATATAATAATGCTACGGTGGGAGAATTTGATAAGGTTTATGCATGGATCGTAAACAAATCATGGAACCAGAATAGTGACCCTGGTGTTTCTCACTTATACTGCACTGTTGGTAGTAGTAGGTGGGGAGGTAGTAATGTCTCTAATGGATTTACTGTTAATACTTTTGCAGGTAACTCTGACAGTGACACATCTCAATACGAATCAACATCAACAAACTGTTTTGTTTGGACTGCTCTAGTGTCAAAGGGACAGACAAATGGCACAATTGATCAATCTCAAGCACAAACATTTGTTAATAGATTCCTAGGAAACGCCGAAGGATACTTCGGTTGGGGTTAAAAGAATATGTTTTATCATGAAAATGCGATATCTGAATCTAGAGCAACTGAATTATATGAATACCTGAGAAATTCTGCCTGGAAATGGGGATATCTCAGTCATCCTAGTATAGTAAGGAGGAGTATTCCACATTGGACTATCTTTTTCGGTGGACCGACTACATTGGGGGAGTCATGTTATGACTGTGAGCATGAAATTAGTGGATTGATACTTGATGTGTGGAAAGATATCAAACCATACTTAGATCCTGATGATTGTTTGATTCGTTGTTATGCAAATGCTCAAACATGTGGGCAAGATCAAAGACTACACACTGATGATTCCCTAGATACAAGTAAGACTATAATTGTCTATGTGAATAAATCTTGGGGTGTCGATTCTGGAGGAGAAACTATTCTTTGGGATAAAGAAAACCAATTGATAACTCATTCGGTATTACCTAAGTTTAGATCAATCTTAGGTTTTCCTGGTAATGTCTGGCACGGAGTCAGACCAGTTAGTCAGTATAGTGATTCGCTTAGAATGACTCTGATGTTTAAGACCAGGAAATTACATAAATAACAACGTAGGAATTAAAGTAGCATGGCACAGCTAAATGTAAACGCTATTAAGGACTTAGGTGGAATCGGTGGATTCACCTTGTCGAGTGGTGGATTGACCGCTAACGGCACACTAACCGTTACTAATCTCTCAGTTGATGGGAATATTGCTGGATCGTCTAACTATATTATTCCAAACCCTTCTAGTTATCAGGGTAAATTTTTAACCACTAATGGATCATCACTTCAATGGGGTGATCTGAGTAGTGCTGCTGGTGTAAGATCCATGCAAGTATGGACTTCTAATGGTACTTGGACGAAACCATCTGGTGTTAAAACTATCATGGTTACGGTGACAGGTGCAGGTGGTGGAGGTAGCGGACACTGTGAATCTGGTGGTGCTGCTGGCACTTCACAGAGACAAGTTGATGTGACCAATGTATCATCAGTTTCAGTTACTATTGGTAGTCCTGGTGGCGGTACAAACTATTCTGGTTGTGGCGGTAACGGTAACTCTTCTTCCTTTGGATCCTACTGTAGTGCCAGTGGCGGAATCGGTGCCAACTGTAGTACACAGCACGCTGGTGGATACGGTGGTAACGGATCTGGAGGATCCCTTAACATCTACGGAGGTGGGGGTAACGGACACGGATCTCACCACTCATATGGTAACCACACTTCAGGAGTGAGTTACTTCGGTGGCGCACAACCATCATCCCACGGTCAATCAAACTATTCTCACAGACACCAGTCTCATGCTGCATGGGGATCTGGTGGTAACGGATCTCAGCACTCAAATAGAGGTGCTAGAGGACGTGAGGGTGTGGTCGTAGTCCACGAATTCTACGGATAAATACTAAAAAAGAGACTATTATGTCACAGATTAGAGTATCATCTATTAAAGATCTTTCTGATAACTCTGGGTTTCTCCTTTCTACAGGTAAAATCCACGCTATCGGGACGTTGACGGTCTCTAACATCGTCATCAACGGTAAGATCTCAGGTAATAGTGATTACATTATTCCTAATATGTCTGGTAACGAAGGCAAATACCTGAGAGCAGGTGCATCTGGTCTTGAATGGGCAGGTGCTGGTGGTGGATCTGGTATTAGATCTATGCAAGTGTGGACATCTAATGGCACATGGACTAGACCTAGTAACTGTAAATCTATCATCGTGACTGTTACTGGAGCAGGTGGTGGTGGCAGTGGATATACTGAGTCCGCTGGTGCTGGTGGCACCGCTGAAAGAGTAATTGATGTAACTAATATCTCATCAGTTTCAGTTACTGTTGGTAGTCCTGGTGGTGGCACAAACTATGCAGGATGTGGTGGTAACGGTAACTCATCTTCTTTCGGTAGTTATTGCTCTGCATCTGGTGGATATGGTGCTAACTGTCGTCAACAGCACGCAGGTGGCATTGGTGGTAATGGATCAGGTGGCACCCTAAATGTATACGGTGGCGGTGGTAATGGTCATGGATCACACCACAGTTACGGTAACCATTCCTCTGGTAGATCATACTATGGTGGTGGACAACCATCGTCTCATGGTCAATCAAACTATTCCCATAGACACCAATCTCACGCCGCGTGGGGTGCTGGTGGCAATGGATCTCAGCATGGTAACCGAGGTGCTAGAGGTCGTGAGGGTGTAGTTGTAGTCCAAGAATTCTTCGGATAAATACTAAGTCAAGGCATTACGAAATGAGCGTCTTAAAAGTTACTACAGTACGAGATCCTTCTGGTGTGGGTGGATTTACCCTCAACAGTGGTCAAATTACTGCGAACGGTGAATTAAAGGTCACCAACCTTAACATTAACGGCAGTATTTCGGGGGCATCTACTTATGTGATCCCGTCGCTTTCGGGACAAAGTGGTAAGTATCTATCTACCAATGGTAGTAGTCTACAATGGTCAGGAGTTTCTGCTACAGGTGGATTCAGGTCCATGCAAGTGTGGACATCTAATGGCACATGGTCTAGACCTAGTGGTGTTGCATCAATTAAAGTCGTCGTAGTCGGCGCTGGTGGCGGGGGATCAGGTTATTGTGAATCAGCAGGTGCTGGTGGTATGGCAGAGAGAGTTATTGATGTAACTAACACTTCGAGTGTTTCAGTTACTATCGGTAGTCCTGGCGGTGGTACAAACTACGCTGGATGTGGTGGTAACGGTAACTCATCAAGTTTTGGATCATTCTGCTCAGCATCGGGCGGATACGGCGCAAACTGCCGTCAGCAACATGCTGGTGGTATCGGTGGCAATGGGTCAGGTGGCACCCTGAATATCTATGGTGGAGGTGGCAATGGTCACGGATCTCACTATAGTTATGGCAACCACTCTGGTGGATCATCCTTCATGGGTGGATCTCAACCATCATCACACAACCAAGGCAACTATTCACATAGACACCAATCACACGCCGCATGGGGCGCGGGTGGTAACGGATCTCAGCACGGTAACAGAGGTGCTAGAGGACGTGAAGGTGTAGTTGTAGTTTACGAATACTACAGCTGATAAATAACAACGAAGGAGATTTTAATCTATCATGGCTAAATGGGCAATCTGCGACGCAGCGACAGGTCAACTTAACGACATCTGCGATGAAGAAGATAAGTTTGAGATCTATGAAGGTCCAGACGCTAACATGAAGTGGGTGCCAGTACCTGATGATGTCACCTATGAGCACAGTATGATCAATGGCGTATGTGTCCATAGAGATGACCTTGAGGATCACAAAGAGCGTGCAACTGTTACCCGTGTCCTAGGATATGGCACCACTGGTGAGCAACTAGAGATGCAGTATTTGGATCAGTTAGATGGTGGCACACGTTGGAAAGATCACATTGCTAATGTAAGAGCAACCACAACTTCACCTAGTAGTATTCCTGAATACGTGCCTAATCCTAAGCACTCACAACTTGAAGGACGTAAAGCATGGGATCAATGGGTTGACAACTGGACTCCACCTGTGTAAGATAGTGATCTAAAGTCTAAGACTTTCTTTATTATATGAAAATTTGTATTGTTGGTGGCGGATCGTCTGGTTGGATGACCGCCTCTACTCTTGTAAAAGCATTTCCAGATTGGGATATAACCCTGATTGAATCGCCCAAAGTTGCCAGTGTTGGCGTGGGTGAATCTACAACGCAGTTGTTTAGACAGTGGTTGCACTTCCTAGGTCTTAAAGATGAAGAGTGGATGACTGCATGTGATGCAACCTATAAGATTAGTGTAAGGTTTCATAATTTTAATAAAGTTGGTGATAGACCTTGGCAGTATCCTTTTGGTCAACCAAGAACTGATACTGATATCCCACCAGATGTGTGGTGGTATGCTCAGGCAAAACGTGGGTGGACTAATGATCAGTTTGCCAAAGACTTTTATGTGACAGCATATTGTGCTGAAAAGAATTTGCTGCCTGTTGATCATGAATACTTTAAGATTGGTGGACAAACAGGGTTTCACTTTGATGCAGTTAAGTTTGCAAACTGGTTGAAGGAAAACTATGCAATACCTCGTGGTGTAAGGTATGAGCAGGAGCATCTAACTAGGGATATATTGAATGAAGACTATGATCTATTCTTTGATTGCACTGGATTCAAATCACTGCTGAATGATAGTGAGTGGATTGATTACAGTGACTACCTACCTAATAATAGAGCATGGGTAACACGTCTCCCTTATACTAATAAAGAGGAGCAGTTGAAACCTGTCACTGATTGCACTGCATTGTCATCAGGATGGGTATGGAATGTACCAACATGGGAGAGAATTGGCACAGGATATAATTTCTGTGATAAGTATATCTCTACAGATGATGCACTACAGGAGTTTGCAACTCACCTCAAGGTTAATCCCGATGAGCATGGATTCAGACTGATAGAATATAAGACAGGACGTAAGAAAGAGATATGGAATGGTAAGGTTGTTTCTATTGGTTTGAGTGCAGGATTTATCGAACCTCTAGAGTCAAATGGTCTGCTATCTACACACACATTCTTGACACAATTCTGCCGAGTAATGGCAGGTAAGGATCATGTCACTCAGTTTATGAGAGACACCTTCAATAACAACTCCAACTATAATTTTGATGGGTTTGCATCTTTCGTTGCACTGCATTATGCAATGACTCAACGTAATGACTCACCATATTGGAGAGCAGTTTCTAATATCAGATATCCATATGATAATCTGTTTAAGTCTGCCCAGATCAATTATATGGAGCAATCGATTCACTTCCCGATCAAGATTACATGGGAGAGTGATTCATTGTTGTGTGTGATGGCAGGACATGGATGGAATCCATTTAATGATGTTATACTAGATGAGATGGAATTCTTCGGTGGTGTGCCTACTAATGCTCGTGCAAATACCTTTGAGATCCCTCCCTACGAGGGTATAGATACTATGACGACACCGCTTAATTATTATTTGAGGACATTATATGCGAGTTGAATCTATTGTTATTGTTGGTGGTGGTAGCAGTGGTTGGATGACAGCAGCAATGTTATCCAAAACATTCCCTAAGATGCAGATTGGTCTGATTGAAGGTGCTGAGGGACCAATTGGTGTGGGTGAATCTACATTGGGTCACTTTAATCGATTCCTAAGAAGATTGGGATTGAAAGATAAAGACTGGATGCCTGCATGTAATGCAACTTACAAGACATCAATTGCATTTAAGAATTTCAGAGATGGTAAGGGAGAGAGATTCCAATATCCATTCGGAGAGTTTGATCTATTTGATTATAAAGACTCATTGATGAGATACTTTGAGTTGCAATGTGAATATGGTATGGAGAAGTATCCACCAGAGCAATTTGCTAACTTTGCCAACAGTCAGACATACTTAGCAGATCAATGTAAGATCTCTGCTGATGCTATTCCTGACTGCATCTATAATATGGATAAGGATACTGCATATCATTTTGATGCAGGATTGTTTGGTAACTATCTAAGAGATACTATCTGTATTCCTAATGGTGTGTTACATCTCAAGGGCACAATTGAGAAGGTAATGAAGAATCCTGATGGTAGTATTGACTCACTTGTTACTGATCAGGATGGATTGATTCGTGCTGATCTATACATTGACTGCACAGGTTTCAAGTCACTGTTACTTGAGCAGCATATGGGTAGTGAGTTTATATCATTCAAGGATAAACTATTCAATGATACAGCACTAGCAACACAGATTCCATACTCTGATCGTGAGAATCAGATGGAAACATATACTGACTGTGTTGCAATGGATGCAGGATGGGTATGGAATATCCCACTATGGAATCGTGTTGGCACAGGATATGTTTACTCGTCTGATTATATCAATGAGTGTGAGGCAGAGGTAGAGTTTAGAGAGTATCTCAGTGAGAGATATACGCCTGAAATTGCTAAAGATGCCAAACTACGCAAGATTGATATTAAACATGGTAAACGTAATAAGGCATGGGTTAAGAATGTTGTGGGCATTGGATTGTCCTATGCATTCTTAGAACCTCTAGAATCTACTGGACTGATGACAACACACGAGAATGTCTTGCTGTTGTGTGATGTTTTAGAGAAAAGACAGGGATTCTATGCTAGAATGGAGCAGGATGCATTTAACTACAGTTGTGATAACATGATTGAAGCAATGAAGTGTTTCGTTGCACTTCACTATGCACTCAGTCAACGTGATGACAACCAATACTGGAGAGATTGCACTAACATTAACTTTGATATTGACCCTACATGGAGACATTCAACTAGGGTTGCTCATGGTAATACAGTTGTTATGCTTGAAGGTATGGAGAATGCATTCAATAACCTGGAGCAACATAGTGGATCTATCTACATTGCTGCTGGTCAGGGTTATCGTCCATTCTCAGAAGGAATGTATCACGAGAAGAAGTCTACTGCCCCTGAATTAGATGAGTGGATGGATGACATCCATGATATTCATACTAAATACCAACAAGACCGCAAAATGATGATCGACTGGGTTGATCAACTACCATCACACTATGAGTACCTGAGGGACAACATTTATGATCTTCAAGAAGAAGAAACCGTGGGTTAGATTCTATTCCGTTGATCCTGGAGTTGCTGAATTGCAACCATGGATACCTGCAGCAAAACTGCATCGTAAGTGGCGGACAGAAGCACTAAAGCAGACTGCTAGTAAAGAGAAACGCTGCCCATATCTCAGGGTGACTAAACTCTGGGAGAGAATGTCTGCTGAATTAAGAGGAGATGATAGCATCCCTGAGTTATACGAACATGCCGTAACATGCCCTGCATTGCGTGATGTTATGGACTCAGGTTATGTGTTAAAATGTCCTGCTGATATTCTGATCAAGACTGATGGCACGGGTGTAAACTTTCAATGGATCTCACAAATGAGATTCTGCACAAAAACAGGTGGTCCAGGTAATCCAGGCAAATATGTGTCAGCACATATACCTGAGCAGACTACAGGTGTGCGTGAGTTAGTTAACCAGCAGAAAGATGTACTTGACTGGACAATTAAACTAGAATTGCCATGGAGAGTACAAGCACACCCTGATATTGTGTTTATTCAAATGCCTATTCCCTATTGGGATGAGGATAGATTCACACCACCTACAGGTATAGTTGATCCATCGTATTCATACGAGATTAACTTACAACTATTCTGGCACAAGATTGAGGAGGGTGAGTATCTAATTAAAGCAGGCACTCCACTCTGTCAATGGGTGCCAGTGCATAGAAGTCTCCTAAGTAATAGGAACATTGATTTTCATTGCGAGACTGCCAATGAGGCAGACTTTGAAAACAATGCTATCATGGAATACCAACGACATAAACATTTTATGGAGATGGAAACCATCAAGGAGCGCATTGCATCACACAAGGTAATCCTTGCACTAAATAAAAACATCAAGAGGTTTATGTAACTATGGCAAAAGAAGAATCGCAGATCACTGCACCAGGCGTGCAAGATGTGCTTGAAGTGGATCTTGCTACACAGGCAGGAGTTGCAACTGAAGAAGAAAAGAAAGGAGTCCTAGAAGAGATTGAAGGACTTATCACTTTTGATCAACTCGTCATGAATTTCATCCAACAGTATGATGATGTCAAGGAAGAGTATATCAAACTGCAGGAAGCACTTGATAACATGCATTACACTTCTACGATTACAAAGATCTCACTGGAAGAATTGCAAATCAAGAGAGATATGATGAATAAACTATCAGGTGCTGTTGAAGCATTGTCTCTCTATAAAAATCATGTGGATCCAGAAGTTACTGAGCGTGAGTTTACTTTTGCTGAGTGATGAAAACTGAATTGATATTTCCAACACCTGTTTGGAAGTTTGATAATGTAGGCATAGACCGAGAATCTCTTACTAATTTTGTATATCGTGTGAAGGATGAAGACCCTGAGGGTCGTAAACAATCCAACATGGGTGGATGGCAATCGCATGACTTTATTGATAGTGTCATGGATATCAATCCACTCAAAGATATTAGAAACGCCATCATGGAGCGAGCATATGCTGCTGCTGATGAGTTTGGATTCAATGACTACACGTTGAAGATGATCAACATGTGGATCAATATCAATAACAAGGGTGCATTTAATCACGTCCACACACATCCTGGTGGTGTGTTGTCTGGTGTATATTATTTGAAACTACCTGACTGTTGTTATGGTCATCTCTCATTCATTCGTGACCTTAGTTACTCACAAATGAAAGAATACTGGGGTGATGGTAACAATGTACATCGATGGGATCACATGAATGAGACAGAGCATGATGTGTTTCCAGAAGAAGATCAACTCGTAATCTTTCCAGCATGGTTACAACATGCAGTCAGCAAGTCTGCTGGTGAAGGTGACAGGATCTCTCTATCATTTAATATTACAGCATTTTCTAATCATTATCATGAAATATATCCAAGTAGATGATCTACTGACCCCTAGTTACCTTCAGAGGTTATACACGTTGACATCAGGGATGAATGGATTCCCATGGTTTTTTCTATCTGAAGATATTAGTTACACACCTCAAACTGCACAGTTTGGTGATGTGCATCTAGGTGATATTCCAGAGGAGCAAAAGACTCTGGGATTCACTCATGTACTGTTAGATCAGGAGGGCGTAGAGAGTCCATTTCTGCCTATGTTTCAACCACTACTAGATAGTGTGAGTGATGCATTACCTTATCCTGTGCAATTCTTTCGTGCTAGGTTGGCATTACAACTAGCAAACGGTAAAGACTCACATAACGGACCACATACTGATCATGAGAGTGATCACTATGCAGCATTATTTTACTTACATGACAGCAGTGGTGACACTGTATTCTTTCATGAGTATGATGATCCAATGTATGGTGATGTTAACCAACGCTGGACAAAAGCAAGAACTCAGTCATATAATGAGTGCTTCAGAGCAACACCGAAAGCAAATAAACTATTTGCATTTGATGGTCATCAATTCCACTCATCATCTAACCCGACAACTAATCCATTCAGGGTTATATTGAATCTAAATTTTACTTGTGAGCATGATCTATTCGATTTTACAGAGTCTTAACAAAGACTGGTCACTTGATGACACGCCACACTATTGGAAGGGAGTAATTGATGATCCTCACTATTACTGCACTTGGCAAGATGTAGAGTATTGTCTCAATCATCCTGAGCATTTTAAGATGCAGTTTATCAATAGAATTGTTGCATCGTTTGAAAACTACCCAGTATATGAGAGAGCATGGGGTCCACCATCTCCTGATGCTGAGACATTAGTTAAGATGTTTAATGATGGTCATAATCTTATCATCAATGAGTTTGATTTCATTGATCAAAAGAGACAGAATATCATGCAAAGTGTAGAGGAGATGTTTCCTCCAGTGCAGGCAAGTATGCACATATATGCTGGTATAGGTGAGACTAAATCATTCAGAATTCATGAAGACTTTGCTAATAATTTTATTATTCAAGTAGAGGGAGAGACACACTGGAAAGTATATAATAACCGTTGCTCTAATCTAATGTCACAGAGACATGACAACCCAGAGCATGACTATCTAGATTGTGCCATTGATGTTATAATGACGCCAGGTGATATGTTATACATCCCCGCTAGATGTTATCACCAAGCACAACCTAGCGGTAAACGTTTGAGTGTATCTATTCCAATGCAACATATGTGTCCTTTGAAACGTAAAGACAGGAGATGGCATGAAATCGTATAATCCATTTCCCATCATTCATCGATGTAAGTATGACTTTGGTTTTGAAGATTCAAAACTACAAGCAAGGACCATGGGTCACATGGTAGCAGCACAACAAGTGATCGACGATAACAAATATGAAACCCATGAGAAAGGTGGTGGCACTACAAGTGTAGTCATTAATAGAATCACTCCACCTCATATATGGGAGGAGTTTGAAGATTTTATGCCATGGTTTTATGAGCGTGTTAATAGGATCTGGGACCTATGGCATCTCACTCCAATGAATAAAATGCTGTCAGAATCATGGATCAATGTGCATCCCAATGGTGCATGGACTGATGAGCATCATCATCAGAATGTCACAGTTGCCTGTGCTGCTTATCTATCAGTGCCTGAGGGTAGTGGTAGATTTATGGTGAAGAATCCATACTGCCAGTATAAACTATCAGAACCTCTTGACTATAATTATTATGACATGGGTATGGACTGGGAGTATATCGATGTGCAAACTAATGATGTGCTATTCTTCCCAGGATGGTTGACACATAAGACTGAAGTTAATAAGACAAACAAAGATAGATATGTCATGAGCATGAATGTGATGGGTAACTATGTCAATTAAAGTATTTGATACTAAGGTAGTGAGTGAGGAGTTATTCTCTCAAGTAGTGCATCTCCCATATTATTACACTAGAGTTGATGTGCCACCCACACAATCACAACCTGAATTAGATCTAGCAGGGATGTATTGGACACACCAGTTTTATAACTATTGTCCAGTTGATGATCCTGATGAGTTACAATCTCCAGGATTGCATGGTAGTGAGAATCCATTGTGGAAAGATGTGTTGTCATATCTTGAAGCAAAGTTACCTGATATGCCACCACGCGATGAATGTTATGCAGCATATATCAACGTGCTTAAGTATAATGATAACCCAGGGATTCATTGTGATGCACCATACTTTGCAGAGGATAATAAGACTGTGTTGGTATATCTCAATGCAGAGTGGAATGCAAACTGGGGTGGTGAAACTATATTCTATGATGATAAATTAGAGGCACAACGTATTGTGACACCTAGACCTGGGCGTGTTGTTATATTTGACGGGCGTATTCCTCACACTGGTAGACCACCAACGCCCAAGTATATGTTTAACAGATACATCTTGGCATTCAAATATATGGATAGTGAGACAAGACATAAACTGTTTGTTGATCACGAAATAAATAATATGCCACCCGTTGAAGATCAAGGTATCGCTGGATTAAATGTTGAAACCGTGAAAAAGATTTGGCAATCCATGGACAAATGATCCGAATACGATAAGATATTCATGTCGGAGTATCACTCATGTTTAATAAGTCTGCCATCCTATCTCAACAAGAAAAATCATTGTTGAAGCACGCTCTCTTCTTATATCAGAAGAATGCACATGAAAAACACGGACACATGACAACCGTGCAAAATGAATCACTAAAGAATATCGTTGACACTCTGCATTTGTAATGGAAATCCTGCCTCTCTTCTCACAACCAGTCTATATTGACGTTGTTAATTTAGACCCTGATGTATTGACGAGGGCAGAAAAGACACCCATGCAAGATATGTCCCTAGATGGTGCATATAAGAAGAATGGATTCATGTCACAGGACACACAGTGGTTATCTAATCACTTAGATGTCAAGGATATTGTTGATCAACACATGGACATATATGTGCATGAAGCATTAACAATCAGTCGTAAACACAGATTACAACATCAATCATCATGGATTAATTACCATGGCATTGGTGATAGCGCCGCTGAGCATACTCATGTCAATAGTATGTTTAGCGGTTGTTTGTATATTAAGGTGCCACCCAACTGCGGTGAGTTTCGTCTGAGGATGCCCACCATGTTTCCAACATACTTGACAAGCACTGTGCAACCTGATATCATGGAGAGCAACTACCTTAATCAACGGGAGTTTCCAATCGAACCATGTGAGGGGACTATTATTATCTTCCCATCTCACTTGCCTCACTATGTGTCACCCAGTGACACTGAAGAAGATCGCTACTCATGTGCCTTTAATTATTTCCTTAAAGGTCCATTTGGTTATGAAGACACTGCATTAACCTTATGACTATCCCACTCTTTATCTCTGAATCTGTGCCTAAAGAAGTTAGCAACATCCTACGATCTCTTGAAGTTGGTATGCCTGCAAGGTTTCAAGACTTTGAGGGCACGATTGAATTCGTGAGTGATGAATACATCACCTTGTGTATATCATCCAAACCTAATCCACCAGGATATAGACAACCATACAATAAGTGTTGTCTATGCATATATCCAATGTTTTGGGATGATCTTGAGATTGAAGATGAGCATTTTTATGATCATAAAGCATATCGTGGCACCACAGAGGACCACCCAGGAAATGATCTGCTGCCTGATCTCAACAAGAGGTAGTGTGACAGTTGGGTAAACTGTCCACCTGAGATGGCGCACCGTGTTTCCTTCCTGTATATTATATGCATACCAAAGAAACACGACATGACTACCACCAACACACAACTCGCTGATCAACTGTTTCGCATCGTGCCTAAAGCGATCTCCTTGAGCACACAACGCCTTCAGAAGGGTCTCAGCGTGCTCTCAGGCGGTCGTTTCAACGACCTTGATGAGTATTTCGGTGAGACTACCGTAGACAAGACTAAACTGCTTGCCAACGTGTTTAACCCTGCTCTGCAGGATGCTGCAGATCTCAACCGCGTTGACTACATCACCGAAGAAACTACTGGTTACGATGCTATTCTATGTGGTGAGAAACTAGAGAATAAGTTGACACTCACGCAGTCAACATCATCCTTCGCTACTGGTAACAACCACAGCAAGACTAAGGTTGATAAGATCTTTTGTGTTAAAGCAACTCAAGTGGGTAACATCTTCCCATCTGTATTTGCTTGCATTGTTGATCTCTCCACTGCCACACATCCTGAAACTGGTTGGGATGATAAGGTGACAGAAACTGGCAAGAATAACAACGGTTTCTCTACTCTTCGCGTCCACAATGATGACCTGCACTGCATTACCGTAATCTATGGTAAAGTGCGTAAGACTCGTAAATTCATCCACACTGACTATGAAACTCTCGCTGAATGAAACTCACCTCATGAATTGCATCGATGGTATGCAACTCATGGATGAGGAGAGTGTTGACTTAGTTGTTACCTCTCCTCCCTATGATGACCTGAGGACATACAACGACAGCAGTCAATGGGATCACACTGTGTTTACACAGGTCGCAGATAACCTCACTCGTGTGTTAAAGCAGGGTGGAGTTATCATGTGGAATGTTAACGATGCCACAGTCAAAGGATCAGAGACTGGCAGCAGTTTCCGTCAATGCTTATATTTTATGGATCAATGTGGTCTCAAACTACATGACACCATGATATATGAGAAGACAGGCACTGCCTTCGCATCTGGTCCTAAGAGTGTAAGATATACTCAGATCTTTGAGTATTGTTTTATACTCTCCAAGGGTAGACCCAAGACCATTAATCTTATCCAAGATAAGAAGAATGCATGGGCAGGGTATACGAGTTTCGGCAATGCTAAGACTCGTAAGAAGGATGGCACCATGAATGACCCAGGCAAGAAGTCTAAAGTCATTCGTGAGTATGGTGTCAGGACTAACATTTGGAAGATCAAAAACTCAGGAGGTTTCGGACAATCATCCAAGGCAAGTTACAAACATCCAGCAACTATGCCTGAAGAGTTAGCACGAGGGCACATTCTTACATGGTCTGATGTTAATGATGTTATTCTTGATCCTTTCATGGGAGCAGGGACCACCGCCCAGGTGTGCCTAGAAGAGAATCGCAATTTTATCGGTTTTGAGATCGATGAAACATATCATCAGATGTGTGCCGAGCGTGTGCTACCATGGACAGACAATGTATTCACTCGTTTATTATGACAATCGCAAACACACTACCATTTGAGATCACAAAGGAGAAGACAGTTGGCATCTATCATTTGAATAGAGATCATGCCCAATATGTCATCGACAACCACAATTTTGATAACAGAAAGATCTGTAAGAATCACATCAATGAGATCTATTCTGGTATCAGAGAAACAGGTTGGTTGTATGATGGTCAACCGATCACATTCAATGAGCAAGGTAACCTAACTGAGGGACAATATCGTCTCAGTGCTATTGCTAAATGGCATGATCCTGATGATACATTTGAGTGTATTGTTGCGACTGGTGTTGCCCTTAACTGCTTCTCAAATACTGTGCTCGCTAAACCTAGACGAGCATGTGATGAGATCCAACGTAAAGATAAGACTGCACTTGCCAGTGAAGTTGCTATTCTTGGTGACGTATTACGTCGGCGTCGTGGTGTCAAACTCACAATCAATAATGCTGTGAGAGAGTGGGAATTGTGGCGTGATGACATTCGTGAGGGTGTTGCACTGGTTGATACTTTCCTCACAAATACTGAGAAGTTTTCATCTCAGTCGAAAGTATTAGGTGCATGGGCAACACTTGCCTGCTCACACAAGTATAATCAATCTGCTCTAACTTTCCTTGAGTTGTTAGAGGAGGAGATTCTTGCTCGCCTGGATGGTAAAACTACTAAACTAACATCTGATATAATTACTTACTGGAATTCAAATTCAGTTGACATGAGTAATGAGGGTCGATTGACTCTATTCTATCAACTATTGTGTATTGGTCTTGATCGTATCATCACCAGTGAAGATGGTAGGATTGAGTTAAATGTCACAGTTGCTGACATGCACCACGACAAACTCAAGAATCGTGGTTGTTATCGTAAGTTTCTATCATTATGATGCTACCTGAAAGTTTCACACACAAAGCACCCAAAGGTTATTATTATGAGGTTACACAACATAAGCAGAGTGTCTTATCTATTTGGATTTGCAATCGTGCTGAATACGTTTACAACAGTGGTGCTCCTGTTAAATCTATCTGGGGTTTTTACAACACAAGAAAGCACACCTACATTGCTCCAATCAATCACAAGAAACCAGGAAAAGTAGTTGACTTTGCTGACACTCGCCCGTATACGTCAATGCAACTCAATCTAGGTCCACTTGCAGGCATTCTATGTTAAGAGGTAAATGTAAAGTCACGCCCAAGAGTGACAAGGCAAAGACCATCTTTGCCAACAATCTAAACTCTAAATCATTAGTTTATCTTGAGCACAAACGTGCTGATCGCTGGTTTTTCAGTGCTATCGACAACGTTGACTTCTGGTTTTGGGTAGACTATCCACATGACAATGACTGGGACTATCATGAAATCAACTAACGAATTGCCACCCTATTTCACACAGACCAGTGATGCCCCTTATGACCGCCACCGTTATAAGATATGGTGTACAGATAACAGTGTGAAGATCGTATCCTCATGGGAGGAAGCACAAACAGCGTGGTGGAATTATCACCAATTCATTAAAACTATTGAGGTAATCGATGCAAAACAACAACAACCCAAAGGATTTCAATGACGTTGATGGTCTCTCCATCACAGAGAATGATGATGGCACATTTGAAGTACAATGGGACGAGAATGACCCTAGATATAGTATGTTTAAGGGTCTAACTGAAGAGCAGATTCAAGTCATGATCACAGAAGGATTGCGAGAGATTATTAACAGGGAGGCAGATGATGATGAAGGATGGTAGATCCGAAGGAGAGAAAGTTGCCAAGGCATTAGAGCAACTTAAGGACATGATGGCACGTTATGGCGATTCTACATTGGATGGTGAATCCCTTGAGGATAGTATCAGTGAGCGTGTCAACAAGTGTAAGGAATTAAACGAATTATTAGACTCAGCATATGATGCATCCCAAGGACGAGATAACGATAGTTGATGATTACTTTCCACGATGGATGGTGGAGAAAGTATCACAAGATCTAGAGTTTATGCCTGTTAGGTATAATAACTCACCATATGCAGATTTTGAGAAGGCACGATTCTTCGGGTCAATGTTAGTGGAGAATGATCAATTCATTGACATTAAACCATGGTGGTTTATTGAATATTTCAATCACTGCATGTGGAATGATTTGTGTAAAGAATGGACTGTCGGTCATTGTCATCGTGTGCTCTTAAATGGTCAACTTGCTGGTCAATCAGGGTGTGATCATACTGATGCTGATAGTGATAATTATTTGAGTGTTATCTACATGGGACATGGTAACAGTGGCAATACTGTGTTTGAGGATGATACTGTAGAATGGAAACTAGGTCGCTTAGTTATATTCAACTCAAGTGTGATCCATCGCGGTGAGGGACCTGAGAGCGGATATCGTGTGAGTTTGGGAGCGGTCTACCCTAGTGTGTCAATCCGCAAACTGGTATCAATTGACGGCACAGTGGCACCCTGACCCCTTATAATTGATTCATCAGCAAACGACACGATGATCAGGACTATCACCAAAGCACAGGCGCTAGAGCAATTCCGTTACAACTGGAAGGTTGACACAAAACAGAATCCTCGCCTACGTGGTGATGCTGTTGCTAAGCGTCTAGAGTGGTCATACTTTACTGACTCACTTTGCCGTGAGGGTTATATCACCATGAAGAAGTACGAGTCATGGTCTAACCCTTTCTGATCACCCTTAATTAACAACAATGACTGACTTTATTTGTGCCTACTTTGGTAAAGATTGGACCATCACTGCCCGAGGTTTCGCTAACACTCAAGAGGCAGAAAAGCATGGTTTGTTTATGATGCCAACACCAGGATGTTTCGGTTTCGCTGTTATTGCTGAGAATGACATTGTGGAGGGTTGGCAACTACGACTAGAGCGTAGTTTGTTATCACCAAACGAGCGAGTCATCAAAGATGATCTCAACAACTACAAAATTGTTTCTTATGCCAATTGATAGTAAAGCGAGAGTATTAGGCAGCGTTGGTGTCATCACTGCCTATTTTGTCATCCTCCATGTGAATATCTTACTGGGTGTAAGTATTCAACTAATTGCTGATTTAATCAGTGTGCCCTATTTTGTAAGAACTAGAGCGTGGGATGTTGTTATTATGCTTTCGTTTTTGCTCGTGATCAGTCTCTCAAAACTAACCACCTCGTGAAGTGTCCACTATAGTGGCACAGCACCCCAAAACCGTGTATATTAAGAGAGTCAAAGAAACGCATCACATGCAACTCACAAACAACGTCACCATCGTCGATTTCTTCCCTGAGGCATTCATTGCTGAGTCTGATGAAGTCAAAGGCATGAAAGTTGTCGTCAAGCGTTTTGTTAAGTGTGTCACATTTCGTGCTAATGGACAACAGTCTTACAGCACTGTGACATCACTCACAGCACGTAATGAGTGGGCAGAGCGTATCGCTGGAGGCGCTACGGTTACTGACTACCACACCGACAAGATCCCTGCTAATGTATATCGTCCGATGGCATGTGTGGGTTGATTAACTAACACGGGAGGCAGCACAGTATTAAGCGTAAGACCTCCCACAAACTCCTAATCAGGACATCATGGCAACATTTACTAAACGACAACTTGAGTTAATTGCTGATGCTGTAGAAGACTATGCTGTGTTGATTGATGAAGACGCCGCTGATGAATGTGGCGAGATTCTTGACATCATCGAAGCAGAGTTAAAACAACCACCAGATGATCCACAGGTTTCACTATATCGTGAAATCGTCAATTTTTACTCAAACCCCCTAAATTCATGAATTACGACATCAACGAAAAAGAAACTTCACTAGATAACATGGGTGATTCATTGTTGGAAGCAATGAGACTCTGCATCGAAGATTCACGCGCTGATGATGCTAAAAGCATCTTAAATGAGTGGGTTGTTGATGGTCGCGATCCTATGGATGGTGAGTATGAGTTTATCTTCATCCCAAATAATACCCTGATTAATTGATGTAATGTCCCTGAATAATGCTAGTAGATTGAGGACTGCTTTACAACAGATTAGAAGCATTGAGAAACTTGCTGAGGATTTCCATTATTCAAAGCACATTCTCAAGCACACTAACGTTGTAAAGTATGAACTTCAACGACAATTAGCATTAACTAATGCACATCCAGACGACCTCACCAGCGACACCTGAGACCGTGTGCCAATCGGCATACTGTACCCAAAATCAGGAAAACCCGTTGCATGGTCCCCTGGTTCTGGTATGATTGGCACATGACAAACAAGAAAATGCTTCTCACCGATTCCTCCTTCATCCAGGCGCTGCGCGACCTGCCTGCCTTCCTGCTCAGCACTGATGCTGATCTCGATATGGCATACGATTGGGTCGCTGATCAGTCCCGTCCCTTCGCTGGTGACCTCGCTGCCTTCGATCTCTTTTATGATGTCTACAACGAGACTTTCGACGCTTGATTGAGTCTAACCTAATCACACTATCTAACAACATCATGATTGAGACTATCGACATTGATTACACCACAGTGAGTGGCACTTCTATCCTCTACAGTGAGGACGTATTCATTCAATTTGACTGCATTTATAATGATGCAGGCATCAAAGTTCCTGCATTTCAGATCACTGAAAATATGGCAGAAGGTGGAAAATATAGAGTAAATGCACGTCGTCAGCAATACACAGCAGACCACACTCTAATCTACATTTTCCCACAAATCACCACGTTTGACACCATTGACGAGTGCAAACAATTCATCTTTGAGTATATCAACGAGTCAGTATCTCAAGCGATCTTCGATGATCAGCACCGCAACGCATTGGAGGCACTTAAGTGAGAATTATCCTTGCTGCGATTGTTGTCATCGTTGGTGCAAACATAGGCATCAGTGCTATCAACAAGGTATCACAATTTCAAGAGACTAAGATGACACGATTCTGTCAATCTGTCCCCGTTGGCGCTAGTTACGATGACATCTGCAGCGACTACCGTTGAGAGTGTGACAATCGACTAACCTGCACACCAGCACCCTCTAGGGGGTGCTTTTTCATGGGTTTTCCTGTATACTTGTTATATCGACAAACAAACAAGATTTTGATCACACTCCGTCCCCACCAGTCACGCGCTCTCGACGCGCTTTGCTCCACTGGTCACGGTCAGGTGATCGTCCCCACGGGCGGTGGTAAGACCATCATCATGATCGAGCACGCTCGTCACCTGCTGACGCACGGACCTCGCACCATCGTCGTCGTTGCTCCGCGCATCCTGCTCGCTAATCAACTCAGCGATGAGTTCATGGAGCACATCAGCGGCACATGGACACACGTCGCACACTGCCACAGCGGTGAAACACATCATTTCTCTACTACTAAGAGCGACAAACTTGCTCTCTTCAATAACACTGCGCGAGCAGCAAATGAGTCCTGCATTATATTCACGACTTATCACTCTTTGCGCCGTGTTGTAGATAGTGGCATCGATGTTGATGCTATCTATTTCGATGAAGCACACAATGCTTGCACACGTAATTTCTTCATTCCTGTTGCTGCAATGAGTCTTCATGCAGATATGAAGTATTTTTTCACTGCAACACCTCGTGTCTCTAATCGTCATGATCGTGGCATGAATAACGTTGAGGTTTTTGGTCCTGTGCTGTGCAATGTGCCTGCTCCTGAGTTAGTCCAAGGCGGTCACATTCTCCCCCCTACGATTGTCCCTTTCGAGACAGATCACAGCGTAGACAAGAAGAATCCACACCTTGTCCACAGTAACACTGTGCAAGACATCATCGACAATCTCGATGAGACTGACGCTGCAAAAGTGTTGGTTGCTGTGCCTTCTTCTCGTGTGCTGGGTAACATCCTCGGCAGCACAGATATCCTCCATGAGTTGTTTGAGCGTGGTTACGATGTGCTTCATGTAACATCTAAATTCGGTGCATATGTCAATCGCACCAAGGTATCGCGTGAGGTATTCTTTGAGACGTTGACACAATGGGGCAAAGAAAAGGATCGCAAGTTTGTGATCTTCCACTATTCTATTTTGTCTGAGGGTATCAACGTCCCTGGTCTCACTCATTGCATTTTGCTCCGTAATCTTAACGTTGTTGAGATGGCACAAACGATCGGCAGAGTTATCCGTCTCGATCGTGATGACGCTGCACGATTGCAGTCAGGTGAGTTACAACCACAGCAGTGGAGTTTGTATAACAAACCCACAGGTTTTGTGACTGTGCCTGTGCATCGCAATTATGGTGCCGCTGTTTGTAAGCGTCTCCAGCGTATTGTTGATGAGATTTTTGTTAAAGGTGTCCCCGCTACTGCACTCGTTTGATGATTGATTTCTCTCGCTTCCAGATAGACAGAATGACCCGCTTGATGCATACATTGAGCGGTAATACTGATCCCACTGAGTATTTCGACTTAGGCAGAATGATTGAGTTTGCATGGCAAGAATTCAGTGATGATCAATTGATCAGAGTTAACAAGAAAGGCGTTGATCTATTGGGTGCTGAGGACTCTAAGACCTACGAATCTAAAGGCATCACATTCAAGAATAAAGGAGTGAATGCAGTGCGTGGTGTGATCGTAGCGAATGGATATGGAGCACCATCATTAGATAGATTTCACGCTGCTGATTACTATCTCTTCACTGATTACAGAAACATGAAGATCGCATGGTGTCATGGTCATCAACTCTATAACGTGAAAATACAGGGTAGCACTATCACTGCCTCTGCTAATCCTTTGCCTGATCAATTCTTACGCCTGCCACTGATAGCAACACCAAATCGTAATTTCTTCGAGGATAAGCATCATTTCATAATGAATTACATAAACAAGATGTAATGTGACAGTGTAACAACTGTACCCAAAATACGGTTAACCCCTTCACAGGGGTGCGCTCATGCTCTATAATTAAAACAACGAGGGGCACAGAAGACCGCCTCTCACAACTCACCTAAATTCAGACTCATGCGTAAGATCGAAACTCAAATGAATCAAGCGGTTGCCAACTCCACTAACTGGACATCAGGCAACACCACAGTTCATTTCAATGAAGAAGAAAATCTCTCAATCGTGAGACTTCATGGCAACAAGATCGCTGAGATCGGTGATGACTTCCTTCGCATCTTTGATGGCGGTTGGCAGACTGTAACCACCAAATCACGCCTCAATGCTCTCATCGATCGTTTCTGTAATGCTGCGACTGATGGAGTATTTCAAAAGAATTATCAGTGGTTTGTGCGTGACAACAATCAAACCGTTTCTTTCGCTAACGGTTACACCTTCGCAGAATAATGTCAAACATCAATAACGAATCAATCCTAGAATCTATCTTTGAAGAGGTGCAAGAAGATTTCCCTACTCTTTCACCTGAATCACAAGAATTGATCACTATTAAACGCTTTGAGGACTTATGTCAATAACAACTTACGTTGATCACATCTGGACATTCTTCACACCTCTCACAAGAATCTATCCCGATCGCTCTAATCTCTCTATCTCCTCAATTCCTCCTTATGTCATTAAGAATCAAACAATCTCCTAAACGACAAATAAGAGGCACTACTCACTACACTAAATACGCATTACTGACACCTCATTAAATGACATCCCTCTCTGATTCTCTCGATAATAAAGTAACACAAGAAACTTACGGTCTCTTTCCAATCCCTATCACCCGTTATTCTGTTACTAATCATGAGGACATTAAACAACAAATACTCACTTGGATGAGTACTCAAGAAATTCAACAAGATCACAACAGAAATGCAATCTGTCACAATGTCTTACAAGTAGGGGCAAATAACAAACTAATTAATGACATCCCCGATCTTGCCCAACTATTAATCAACGCTGTCACACTACATAACGACAACTCCCTCAAATATAACACCTCCTTTGCCTTCTCTGATTCCTACCTTGAAATTGCAAACAAAGACGCAATCTATGCTCCTCATGAGCATTCTAATTGCCTCTACTCTCTCACCTACCTTGTTAACTATGATGAGAAACAACACGCTTATATGAAGTGGAGACGAAACGTTGCTTCTCACTTTTACCCAGTCATTCAACTAGATACAAAAGAGTTATCTCCCTACAATATGACAGAAGCAACATTCCAACAGTCAGAGGGAGACATATTAATCTATCCCTCTAATATCACTCACGGGTATGACTCTAACCCTTCAGATCAACGTATCACTATCACTGCTAATGTTGTCCCAATCTAATAGTTTTCCACACGATTTCCACAGTTTCCGCATTTCCTGTGGATAATTAAAATGTCTTAATAAATATACCTCCGAGAATTATATCTACGGAGTTATTGTTACCTAAGACCGTAGCACAACGACATTTTTTTGTCAAATACTATGAGGACACAACACAAACCCACACAGACCACTTGACAATCATGCCAATCGATTCTATATTGGTTGAGTAGTTAACCAAGGACACTTTTGATCTGCTGACAATGGGAAGGACCTACAAACGCAACGACCTGCACAACTCACGACGCCCCAAATCTATCAGAGAAAAGAGACAGTATTCAAAGACTAATCGCACAGTGAGCGATGAGTTTTCCACAGACGAATCCACAGGAAAGTATCAACGCCCATCGCCCCCTAATGCCCAACAACGCCCAGAGGATTACAACTCATGAATGACATCGACAACGATTGGATTGATGACATGCTAGAGGATGAATTCCCCGAGTATGATGACTTAACTGAAGACACCCTATCTGACACCTACACAGACCAATGAAAAGCATCACACTCGACACCAATCCCCCTGTAGAGGTAAAACTATGGGAGAAGAGTAAGCGTTACTTTTGGCGATACGATTACGAGGGTTGTCCTAAGAATGGTCCGTTTAAGAGTCAGCAGCAAGCAGTTAACGACGCACGCACATTCTCAGCACAACTATGAAACAATCATCATCCCTATCTAATAAACTAGAGATGCTTCTAGAGTTATACGATGAGGGACAACTACCACCATCTGAGCAAGTACAACTGGCACAGGAGTTAATAGATTTAGATCTAGATGATGACCTGCGACAGTATCAACAATTCTGTGACTATTGCATTGCTGAGGGTATGTGCTATGATGTAGAGGTAGGAGACACTTAGGACAGTGTTTTTGTGCATGGTTTGTGTTACCGCGAAGCGGGTATATTAAAAACGCTTAAGTCCCTAACCTACAAAAGTAACTATCCGAAAGCTCTATATTAATCAAAATGAAACTTCGGGTCCCCCCTACACAAAAAAATTCCCAGTATAATTTTACTCTCTCAACCCCTTTGAGAGCACAGTTGAATTATATCTGGGAATCACTCTCAGAGACCGCTAGGATCGCCGCTAAGGCGCTTCTCGCCAAACTTACAAACAAGACTACCAAAACATGAGTATTTCTCGCAAAGAAGAAATGATTGCCCTTAGAGAGCAATACAGTGATCTCATAGGATTGCCCTGGACAGGACGACGTATCTACGGATGTTATGAAATCATTCGTAAGTATTATAAGTATATCCATGATGACGATCTACCAGACTTCAATGCACGGGGGATTATCACCTTTACTGATGAAGCAATCGAAGAGGGTGGTGCAGAGAAACTGTGGGAGAGTGAATGGGGAGAGGAGACAGACTTCTCTACACTCCTTCCTGAGGATGTAATTCTGTTTAGGTTGTATACCAATCCATTAGGAGGATCATACTCAGCACCACGGGGCAGAGCACCGAATCATGGAGGGATTTACCTAGGTAATGGTTTCATGCTACACCATCCATATGATGCTACGAGTATGATTGTAGATCTAGAGAAAGATGGTAATCGTATTTGGAATACGAGTTGTATCGGCGCAATTCGCAAGAAGTCTACATAAGGTGTAGAAACAACTAACGTATGTCGAAACGCTATGTCCTAGAAGTCGAGGTAGATGAGCACGGTGAGTGCTTCGTTACACTACCTGATCAATTGCTTGAAGAAGCACAGTGGGACGTGGGAGATGTCTTAGAATACTCTGAAGACATCGACGGATCCATTATCTTGACAAAAGTAGTGACTTAAAAAATCCGCGAAAAACCGCGTCCAACATTATGAATGAAAATCCAAAGTTTGAAACCCTAGAAGAATATACCAACTGGGGTTTTGAGCAACTATCCCAAGCGTTAGTCCAACTGACTAATCGCGTAACTGCCTTAGAGCAGGCAATACAAAAGTTTCCGCCTCCTGGTGCGGATATGATTAAATATAAGATACCAGGCAACGAAGAGTATTCTAATTTACCTGAGTTATTTGACGATCTATATACCCGTCTAAATAATTTGGAAGACAAATGATTCGTAATGCCAGCATATCTCCTAGAATCTGCTCGGAGTTTTCCTAATCCTATTAACGGAGAGGAGTATAATACAACCTGGAAAAGACCATCGAGTGGTGACTATGAGAGTCATTCGTCAGGTAATGGACTTGGAAGCGGGACAGATTACTTTATTACCTTTGAGGGTAGCGGACCTGGATCCTATCCTCTGGGTAAAGATGCTGTACACTATATCGGTGATCAAGAGGAGACGTGTGTAGCATACTGCGGATATACCAGAGCACCAGTATACAGATGGTATCGTGGTGCAAAGCGTGATCATAAGTATACAAAGAATTCATCACTAATTGAAGCAGATCTAGGATGTGAGAATGAGTCCTGGAAGAAAGCAGGTAGTGGATATAATCATGAGCCTAGGAAAGGCACTCCATACTTCTTCTGTCTAGATCGTCAGAGAGAGAATAGTGTGCCACTCAAAGTGTGGTATTCATATTGGCCTGACAATACTATTCTAAGCACTGGTAGTCCTTCTGGTGTTAGCACTGGTTGTGGTAAAGGAAAATATTATGAGTGCTATACCATTGGGTATATTTGCACGAATCTATCTGACGCACAGGAGTATGGACCTGATGCTGTGCCTCTGTATCATTACCGCTATGGTAGTTACAGTGCAGGTAGTGGTAAAGATATCGATGACTTCTATACTATTAACCCTGCAGAGGAAGTTAATCTAGTTGATAGTCCTATCCCATGTAAGAAACCCATGGATAGGGATTATCAGTATGTGGGTATCGTTGGGTATGTGTATCCTGCAGACGCCCCTAACAGTCCACAGGAGCGTGTTATAGACGTTGGTAAGTTAGGACCTACTGGTCAGTGTGTAGACAAGTCATCCTGGTATGCATTTGAAGAGGATGGTCCCTACTCAAGACCTGGATATTACAGAGCAACCAGCACTCCTGGTGTTGTTGGTTTTGGTAATCCTGACAATGCAGAGAAGATAAGTGAAGCAGCAAACTTTGAGTGGATGTATGGACTCAATGGAGCGATCAAAGGTGCTGTGCCACGCTTCCTAGGGTTTGAGGATTCGTATGACTCACAGTTTTACTACTACTTGTATGACACATCATACCCTTGGAATGGTCCTCTCTTCGGTATCCAGTATGCATTGAATGATATTCCGTGTTGTCCTAACGCTGATGACGATGAGGGTAATCCTATATGCCTACCTAACGAGCATTTCTACTCACACTTCTATAAAATTAGGGAAGACTCATGGGAGACTACTAAGACTAGGTGTGTATTAACTGATGAATCTACCAATGCAGTTAACGAATCCTTTGAAACTATTGACACAGACAGCACTAAAGTCCTGTTTAGATACCTAACAAGGACTGGTGACTTCAATAGAGGTGAGCAAATCAACGGTTGGAATATAGTTTCCGTCCTTTATTACGGTGATCAACTCAAATGTGGCATCATGGAGTTGGAAGGTAGCGGAAGTGCCTTCACTTATCAGCAGAATTTCACTTCTACAGACGGTGGTCAGTGCGAAATCCTTGCTGGATACGGCATTGCAGACAAATGTGCGTTTGCTGGTGTGTATGAATTCCCTAAAAAGGTGGCATACTACAAGGTTGAGCTCTCTCCTAAGGCACTTGTGCCCAATCGTACACTGGATGAGGCGAAACTTGAGGCAGTTATCAATGACAAAGGCGGTATTGATGAGATTGTTATCATTAATAGCGGACGTGGTTACTCTAAAAACGCAAAGGTTACCGCAATTACACCTAAAGTCCTCAAGAATTTCTCTGCTACAGACACTACAAAGCAACTAGAAGACCTAATCCTTAAGGATGATGACTGGAATAGGGCAATTGGTTTTACAGAATCCTCATTTTCGGGGGAGGATCCCATCAAAGATGTGCAAGTTGCGTCTGGTGCATCGAGTGGAGCTCTAGAATTCCCTGTTGACCACGATAATATTGGAGTAAAACTTCGTGGTGCCAAGTTAAAGATCGCTGCATTCGACGAGATTGGTGGTATTAAGAGAGTTAGAGTGGTCAAACCTGGATCAGGATACGATCCTGAAGAGCCACCTGACGTGTTTATTAGCGATCCTGAGTTTATTGAGTATGAAAGTCCCGACATTGGGGACATTGCTGCGCTAGGACAGGGTATTTCTGATCAGTTTGCCAACGTTGATAGTAGTTTACCTACTGGTAAGCAGCAAGATCCTACGGAATGGATCAATACTAACACTGATAATGACTTTAGAGGCGCACCTACTGAGTTTCAGAGTCTAGGTACTACGGGTGTTGGGTCTCCAACCTCCCCTAATCAGGTTGCAAACACGGGTTTCACCATTATGAGCACCCCTATTGCCTCTGCAGCACCCGATTCTTACATCAGAATGGCGGAGCTTGACACAGAAAACGAAACAAAACTGTGTTTTGACCTCCCACCTAACTGTTTGGAGGTGAATGGTCGCGGTAATGTGATCGATGCTATCCCTAAAGAGGACTTCTGGCAGATCATGAGTGGCACTAACGACAAGATTCGCAAGTTTGAGTCGGAAGTTATGCCTGATGTCTACAAAACAGTGATGGAATTGGACGAATATCAGGACTCAGTGTCGCATGTTTACGGTCCTTTCCAGAAAGACCGCTGTTTGACCATGGGACAACCCAAGGTTTACAACATTAAACGCTGGTTTGACATGCCATGTGCGTACATTAGCAACACTGAGAGGGGATCTGCCACTCTTGACATGATTGAGAAGGGTAGAAACCTCACTGATGAGCGTGCTTTCGGTTATTTGCCTTACAAATACTGCGCTTCTAAGATCAAAGAGGCAGAATTTAACGTATCAATCATGATTGAAGGCAAAGTTACGGGATCTCAGGGTCCTGCTTTCATGGATTTCATGGAAAGTTTCAAAAAACCCAAGGTAACAGCGCGAAGAAAGGTGTCTGGTGGTTATAAAACGTGGAATTGTAACAATGGAGCGGTCGATGGGCGCTGTTATCGCGATCCTAACGACCAAAATGACATTATTTTCGTCCCAGTGGGTCTAGATGAGAACACTTTTGACTATAACCGTCTAGGTTTTAGTGAATACGAGCAATTCCAGCTCTGGTTGGGTGACAATTTGACTGGTGGAGCACTCACAGGTGGCGCATCAGTGGGTTGGTCATGGGATGAGACTACATCTACCACCACTACAGACCCTGAAACTGGAGAATCGACCACAAGTAGCACAACTACATCGTATTCTGGCAACGGCACATACACTGCATTTGGTGTGGATTGCAATCCTAACCCCGCTTCTACCAATGTGCCTAACCATGAGTGCTGGGATACCTATGCAAGGAAGACAGGAGCGCCCTCAGACGCCCCTCTAGACGTTTATTGTGGATATGATAGCGAGGGTAACCCAATCCCTGGAAACCGCTTCTGGGAGATCACAGGACCAGGCGTAGGCACCGTACAGAATAGTCCTACAGGACCAGTCAATCCATTCTGTGCAACCTGCACACCTGCTGCAACGAGTTACTATGCTTGGATCTTTGGTGGACCTCCTGCTGCTGGTTTGGAAAATGTTAATGATGCGTCTATTGCTATTGACCCATCAAGAATGTATACCAACTCAGATGGCGACAAGGTATTCAAGATGGGATCTTATAGCGGCACAATGCGTGTAAGGAATTGGTTGACTGGCGGTATCCAGGCACTAAGTAACTCATTAAATAACTTTGGCAACCCATACTTCTCTGAATGTGATGTTGCTAGACCTGATACTGCAGGTAAAGATATTAACCAAGAATTTTAATGGCATACGGATTTCTAAAACCAGTTGCATCACTGAATGGTCTGCCCTGCTCAGGGCATGGTCTTTGCTTACCATCCACTATCCACTCAGTACAAGCGTGTGGCACCCCTCCAGTGCCCTACAGCATCGTCATTAAGAATTTTACATGCTGGTGGCCACCCACACCTCTAATTCCACTCTCAGCGGTCAACCCACTAAGAGCGTGTGTGCTTGTGCAGTTTATCCCTATCATGATCGGTGGAGATACATTCACGCCACACATTGCGTTGTGTACAAATATTGTGATTTACATCTGCCCTTGCGGTAAGGGTGTTTGTCCTATCCCTACACCCATCCCATGCAGCACACTGACTATTGAGGATATGGGTGGTGTCGGACACCCTAGAGTCCTCTTCCCCACTACGTTGACTGTGTTTGCATTCAAGATTCCTGTTGCGAGGATCCTAGATCCACTAGGTGTCGGATTCCCTGGATTCTCATATCCATGCTCTTCAGTGGTTGCTTTTGGGCATCCGACTGTGCTATCATCCTAAGGTAGTTTGAAAGGGACTAATGCCCGCACGCGCAACGACAGGACTGGTTAAAGATGGATGGGTGCCTGGTAAACCAAAAATGACTCGACAGGGTACCTCTAAAAATACTAAATATTCTGCAACATCTCGTAACAACAAAGGTAAGCGTTACCGTGGGCAGGGTCGATGAGAGTCGAGACCCGAGAGGCAATGGAAATGCTTTGGTCTGCTAAATGGAATCTTCCTAAAGCAGCCAAGCATTGCAATCTCACGGAAAAAGAGATGAAGATTACCTTCAACGAGTATTGCAATTTTCATCCCCCAACCTATGAAGTAGAAAATGAGTCAATTAATCGTCAACCTACCAGCAACTAAGGTTTGGGTCCGTAAGGAATATCTTAGGGACCATGTTGATGGACATGGCGAATTTGTAGAGGGCGTCTGGGTATCGGCAAAGTCAATTCCTGGACGTGCTTTTTATTTTGAGACATACTTACCTGAGTATGCCGCCATGTATGATAAGTTGCCTATCAGTGCATTTGTGAGTGATCCTAAAACTCCAGTGGTAGACATGGATCTGCCTAACCTACAATTTTGGAATTGTATGGACTATGGGGTGCGCTGCATACAAAAGCAATTTATTGGCAGCATGGACTTTGAGTGTCGCACTCGTGATCATGGGAATGTTGCTGGTCAGTATCTTTTTACACTAGACAACTTCCACGCTGATGTTGACATCATCGACACCAACGTCAGTGAAAACCCACAGGAGCACAAATCACACAACTGCATTCTCCTAGAGAATGGTCAGTTTGCTTTGTATCCAAACAATAGGATCAGAATCTTTGATCTGTCGATCACTCCTAGCGAGCCCAAGACACCAGACTTCAAAGTATCAACCAAATACTATCAAGTCGAAAATGGTATCAAGTGGGGCAGGTTAGGAGATACCAATGATTACCATTGGCAAACCCCTGAGGAGGAATCTTCTCAATGACCATAAATAAAATCACCATGTGGAGGAATCATCGTGGCTAACAGTCCAGTACCTGACCAGAGCGAAGACTTTATCAAATCGGGTATGCGTCTAATAACCGACCCACGAAGTGATAAATATCTTCATAAGGTGAGTCGTAACATCCAACCACCTGAGAGACCAAAGAAAAAAGAGGGTTAAATGCCTGCTTACAGATTCAGATCAGACCAGTACGTCAGTAGAGGGTTTAAGGACTTAGCAATTTCCTTTAATTCAAATCCTTCTACTGATGACTTTGGTGCTGTAAAGAATGAGAGAGCAATCAATCAGTCTGTAAGAAATTTACTATTAACTATATTAGGTGAAAGACCTTTTCAGCCGAACATTGGAAGTCGGGTGAAGGGTCTTCTTTTTGAGCCATGGGATCCGTTCTCGGCAGATGCTATCAAGACTGAAATCAGTGATTGTCTCGGTCGTCTTGAGCCACGTATTACTGTACAAGATGTGCGGATTGAAGATAACAGTGATCTGAATGAAATTCAAGTTGAGCTTGAATATAAGATCACTGGAGAAAACATAACCCAAGAAGTAACATTCCTCTTAGAGAAGACCTGAAATGGCTGCTATCCCATCACAACTAACATCGC